TCCGGTGGCCCATTAGAGCTGGTTAAGAACTTGCTGAAAGAGTCTAATGCCATGGCTCATGCGTATCAGCAGATCCCTGTAGATCTAAAACAACGCTGGAGAGCCAATTATGACAGCTACATGGCAGCTGAAAAAGCCAAAGTATCCTATAATTTTGATGAGTATGATAAAGAATTTATGGGTACTATGTGGGTCCTCAGTAAGAATGGAGTTACCGATCAGAAAGCTGCACAAGCTTCTCTTGCCTATAACGAAGCTATCAAAAATGGAGAAATCAAATTACATCACGAACCAGAAAATGTGGATATTTTCGTAGAACAAATTAAAGCAGCAAGAGAAGGAAAGAACTATTGGACAGGAGAAGAAATACCAAAATGGCAGGCAAATGCGATTATTATTAGTAGTGTATTTTCTGAATTTCAGATGGTTGGAAGTTTATACGGTGCTAAATTTGGCAGGAATATAAAGATACCTTCTAAATCAATTAAAGTTCCAAAGTCTACCGTTAAAACTCCGGGGACAGGAATAACAAAAGCTACGTCTTCCAAACCCGGTATGTCGCTTAAAACGGAAGGGACAGGAATAAGTAAAGTAGATCCATCTGAGCAAATAAAACAGCGAGTATTACAAAATATCGCTCAGAGCAAGGCTGCAAGGGAAGCATCCAAGTTTGGGGAATATGTAAAAAAAGAAAAGCTTACTCTTGATGCTATTAAGAACCGACAGGCGTTAGAGGGGACGGGACAAGGTGGTAAACCTGTTATAGAGAAAGAGAAATGGCTTGAGAGTCTACAGAACACAGAAAACTTCAAACAAGGGACTAAAGAAAATGGATTAAACCATATTTTTGATGGTGAAGTACTCAAGAATGGAAATGCCAATGGTTTTCATTATGAAGGAATGCCAAGTAGTAACGGTAAAATTGTCGGAAATATTGACCCACCTAATGAGTTTGGTGTCTATCAAGCTAATATTGAAATTAATGGAGTATTAAAAGGACCTAAATCCACATTTTTTCCAAAGAAATGGACACCACAACAGGTGATAGATTCAGTAAATGAAGCTTTTAATAATAAAGTAATTATAAAAAACAATAAATATATAGGAAAAACAAGCACGGGAATGGAAATAGAGTTTATTTTAAGAAATGATAAGATAATTTCAGCTTATCCAGTATATTGAATTGGAGGTTGTTTGAATAATGATAAAATATAAATATAAATTGAGGTATATGGAAGAATTTAATATAGTTATATTGGATTTTGACGAAGAAAAATCACTGGAGTTCGCCAATATGATAAGTGATCCCTTAGGATCTGATATACCTTGGAGATTTAAAGATTTGAAAATTGATATTGATAATTATATTGATTTATTAAGGGGAAATATACCCGAATATAGACATGGAGGAAATGCATCAAGCGTTATATCCTTTAGAGACTATACAATAATTGAAGATCCATTTTATGACGAGGAAGAAGATGAAATTGAACCGATCTGTAAATTAGAGACAGTTGAATTTGTGAAAATTATATTAGTATGGGCTTATGAAACTTATAAATATAAAAGCGAGAGGGGGAGGATTCCTCGAGAGGAGGCAGAAATGGTTATGAATTGGATTGAACAAAAAATGATAGAAGTTAAGAGTATAGAAAATAACGAATAAACATAACAAACACTGAGAAGCTTATTCCTATAAGAGTCATAATGAGGAATAAGTTTTTCAATATGTACACAGGTATATCAACAGTCTTTATAATATTGAAACATTACATAAATTTTGATTTGGGTAACGTAGACGGATACTGACTAAGATCGTTTTCTCCTTAGGGGACGGGTAAAGCTAGTGAATCTTACTTATCACCAGAGATGGAGCAAAAAATATTAGGGGGAGAGAGAATACCAGGTAAAAATGGACTTAGAGGGGGGCATTCGTCTAATGTGGTAAACGATGCAAATCCTAATTATGCAGTAGAAGTTCTCAGGGAGAATCCAGTTGGAACTAAATTTGTTCAATTTTATCATCAGTTTCCAGATGTAACTCTCGCAAAGCTTAAAAAAAGCACAGTATTTCCTGATTCATGGAGTGATGAGAAAATTATAGGCTCTATAAAAGAAATTAGCGATACGCCAGCAGTTGGAAGTCGTACTTCAGATGGGGTAACTACAACTTTGCATAGCCGTACTGTAGATGGTGTTGAAATAGATGTTATTAAAGAAGGCAATAACATTACTGCTGGATATCCGGTGGGAGGTAAACCAACGCCAGGATTTGAACCAATAAATTAGTGGAGGCAAATTTATGAAATATGAAGAATTTGACAAATTAATAACTGAAATGTCTGGAGAGAATGCTTCAGATGATTATTGGTATGATGTTGGAGTAAATGATGCGATGACCTTGTTGGAAAAATTTTCTGAAATAGATTGGGAATTGCTTGGAAAAAATATAATGGATAAGTCGTTAGAGTGGCAAAAAAGAGTAGTATATTGCTTTGAAGAAGAAAATGATGCAAGAGAAATTAATATAATATTATCACTTATTGAAACAACAGACAAAGAACTATTTGAAATGTGTATTGATTCTTTAAGATTTTTAATTAATGATAATAATAAAGATTGTATAATAAATAACAATGAACTTATGGAGAAATTGAGAAAAATGGCATCAATTGATAATATGTCAGGTAGAATATGTAGGGAGTTTCTTAATAAATTACAATAGAGATGATAATATATGAGTTGTTAAATTTTCATAATAATAGGCTGCAAAACTTATTATTTCTAATTGACTTATAATGATATTTATTAACACTGCTTCATATAACGAAATCATTATGAAAAGTTCAGATTTCTATAATTGTTTGAAAGAAATGTGTATAGAATTTATTGGTAGAGATCCGGAACAGAAAGACCAAGTGCATTTACTTATGGACAAGATAAAGGCTATTTTAAATTTGTTAAAATTCCACACTGAGTTGAGTAAACCAATCAATCAAAAAAATGAAAAATAGGTAGGTTTACAAAGTGACAACAAGATCATACAATACAACAAACCAAACTCTAAACCAAGCACTAAATCATTCAAATACTTGATAAACTTTCAAAAGCTCTTTCCAACTTGAACGATGAGTAGGAATGAGCTTTTTTCATGCTCAAAATCAAAGGAGGAAGAGAACAGTCCCAATCGCCTAAACTAAAACAATGACTTGCCATCCTTCCCCATCAGAGTTAACATACACACACTTCAACCACGGGAGGGAAAAATTCCATGTCAGATTGGCCAGAATGGTTTCAAGAAGCATTACGCCAACGTTTTTATCAGATAGAACTAGCCAGTGAACAACAAGCTTCATGTTCATCAGAGGACAACAATCTATTCACTCAAATGGATCAATTCAAAATGAATCAAAACGAGGATATCCAACGCCTGTTATCTGAGTGGGAAGAAGCCATTGGCTATCAGCTAAGTCAGGACAAACAATCTATCTATATGGAAGGAGTTAAAGACGGGATTCGATTGATCCTTCCCGTCATACACTCCACAAATATTCGTTAGCCCATTGATCGTTTTAGCCTATAGTTTATCTAAACCCCTAAATTCATTTAACAATGATCTATTAATCTTCTATAATTTCATCTATGCTCATTCCATTTTTCAAGGTAAAAACAAAATGCGCTGGTGAGAGAATCGTGATCTTCTCCACCAACGCATTAAATAGGCTATCATCAAATTGTTCCAATATATCCTGCCGCTAGTTTAAAAGTTGTATGATTTCATCGACACGTTCCTTGATCCTCTCATTCTGATCCTCTTCCTGCTCCAGTTTCAGCATCTGTTGCCGTAGCTCGTTTAGCTCACTGGAAAGTCTGTTCGTTTCTTCATCATAAACCGTCTCGTCAATCTGATTCCGTAGCTTGAGATTTACTAATTCCTTCAAGTCGGATTTCGATTGTTGCATCTTTCTTTCAATGTCCAATAGCTGTTCTTGCCCTACTTTGCTGGAAAGTACCGATTCAATATTTCCTTTCAGCGTTTTAATCAATCTTTCCTTGTTCTCATACATCCGGTTGAACAATCGTACAAACGCGGAATGTAAAACTTGTTCATCGACTGATTTGGCATCACATGCTGCTTTCTCTTCATTGACATACGTTTTGCATTGCCATACCACTTTTTTGGATGGATTATTGCTGTTCCAGGTTCGGCGTTTAAAAATAGCTCCGCAGCATTCACAATACACTTTGCTGCTTAGTACATATTTACTGGAGTATCTTTTACTCTCCCCCATCACACTCCCTTTCAGCTTGGCTCTTCGTTCCTTCTCTTTTTGCACCGCTTCGAATATTTCCTTCGAGACAATCGGTTCATGGTTGTCCTCAATTAAATATTGCTGTTCCTGTCCTTTATTCCTTATTCGTTTGTGGGTTAGAAAATCTACCGTTACCGTCTTTTGCTGAAGCAAAGCTTCGTAATATTTCTCATTGGTCAAAATTAAGGTAATAGAGGAATCCCACCACGTATCGCCACCCGTGACTGTTTTAATGTGATCTCGCATCAATCCTCTGGCTATCGCTTGATAGCTTTTCCCATCCAAATACTCCTCGTATATGCGCCGCACAATCTCGGCTTCCTTCTCATTAATGACCAGTTCACCATGTTCATCCTTATCATAGCCAAGGAAGCGATTCGTGTTGCAGAAGACTTTGCCGTTTTGGAAGCCACGTAATATGCCCCATCGACTGTTTTCAGAAATATTTCGGCTCTCGTCTTGGGCAAGAGAACTCAGGATGGTCAGCAATACTTCACCTGTTGTATCCAGTGTATTAATGTTCTCTCGTTCAAAGAACACAGCAACTCCTAGACTTTTGAGTTCCCGTACATATTTCAATAAATCCAGTGTGTTTCTGGCAAACCTCGAAATAGACTTGACCAGAATTAGATCCAGTTTACCATTTCGGGCATCCTGTATCATCCGATTAAAGTGCGTTCTATTTTTGGTACTGGTTCCAGTGATTCCTTCATCGGCATAGATATCCGCCATTTCCCATTCCAAGTTGTTTTGAATGTGTTGAGTATAGTGGTTTACCTGATTGGTATAGCTCTCCTTTTGCTCCTCGGAATCTGTGCTGACTCGGCAATAGGCAGCGACTTTCTTCTTTTGAATAGATTGAATTCCTTCTACGATGTCCATCGTTTTAATGGGAACGATGACAACTTTTTTTGCGGTTGCGGCTTGGGCCATAAGTGTTTCTCCCTTCGATATCTTCTTTATACGGTCACATGGTATAATGCTTGCGGCACATCATCAAGTCCATTTCTGCCCATGTTATAGCTACTTGAAAAACTTTTTATTCAGCTCATCAATCGCTATGAACTCTTCTTCTGTAATGACATGTTGTGATCTTAATTGCTTCAATAGACTCAGACTGAGCAAGTAATCAATAGATTTTCGTTGCATATGTATGTGCTCCTTTAAAATAAAAATGGCTCACCTCTAGGGCAAGCCGATAGATATAAAGCTTAGAATAAATTCTTAAGGCTAATGGTCTTTTCTATTGTCATGCTAGGATCGCTTACTAAGGTGGCAGTCAGTACAAGGGCTTTATTGTTCGCCCCACTACTGCTTCCGGCTTTCACCGTCACACTATTTCCTGTGCTGGCTGTTATGCTCCCCATGATAGGAGTTGAATCATCTTGATTCCGTAGGCTCCACTCTACCGACTGGTCAAACACTTCTGTTCCATGATCATAGATATGGCTGACGTATGAGGAGCTTTGGCCTGTTTTGGGAATGGGATTGCCGGTAATGGCTATCGAATAGATATGCGTTCCTGTTTCGACGACTCTCATTTCAATGTTGCTCAGCACTGTCGGATGATACGTTAGTTTTGCAGTAATACTTGCTTGTCCCAAAGCAATGCCCATAACCTGTCCTTGCTGATCTACACTAACCACATTCGGATCACTAGATATATAGGTAATCGCCGGATTCGCTATCTCATTCCCATTATCCGTAGCAGTTACATTCAACGTTATTGTTTCGTTAAGCAGCACATGGGCCATCGTTCTCTGATTGATATGTAATGCGTATGTATGAGCAATCTCGTACTTCCATCGGTCTGCAATATTAATTTCCACGTCATCATAAGCTGTATTTATGCTATCCAATGTGCAGCTTAACTGGATGATGCCATTCATCGTGCGGTCAATTCCAACTATTTTAAACGGCTGATGAGTCATATAAAATCGTTGGCTTAATGTAATGCCTCTCGTGTCTGCATTGTATTGTACGATAACCAGGATGTTTCCCTCCGGTATTGAAATAACCTTACCTGTTTCCGTTGAAAGCGTTCTGGCTTCTACCACAGCATCAAACCATTTCACCTGCCCACTCCAGTTTAAAGCCACCCGTTGATTACACTATCTCATTCGGCCTCGACAGGACTTGTCATTTTGATCCACCTGACTAGTGATCAGATAACGTTCATAACGATAATCCACGATATCTCCTGTGTGTAGAGGTGTTGCTGCTCGAATGATTTTTTCATCGGTCATTCGAATGGTATCTGTCGCATCCCGGATCAGAGCAAACTGCTTTACACTATTGATATGTACAAGTTCGCCTTTCTCTCGTAGAAAGAAATCCAGCATGGTTTCTAAGCTCCTTGTCACTCCTCCACCTCCAATGCAAAATCCGGCTTGCAGCGATACAGATACAACTCCACGTAATCACTCCATCCCTTCATATCCAAAATAATAAAGACATCCTTACCAATTTGGACATAGCAATTCGACTGCAATAAGGATTCCACCAGTGGACAGAAAGCTCGATATGTTGTCTCTAGTATGTAACCATCTTCAAATGAAAAGCTTTTGCGATAAGGTTGTACATCTGCCATCACTGACCGAATAGGTATAAATTCAGCATCTAAAATTTCCAACTTTGTATCGTAAAACATTAATCTGTCCCTACCTTGATTTTAGGTAGAGGAAGAGCCAATCGAATACTTGTTGGAATCCCTGTTTCATACGTAGCTGAGCGTTCACCTTCTTGCTTAGTTATAAGTCCAACCGAATCCCTATTTTTATAGAGATACACAGCATAATCGACCATAACATCATCATATTCCACTGGCAGTGTTGAGACATTACAATAACCTAGAATATTACCCTTAGCTTTATTTAAGTAGTGGATCAGGATATCGTCCTTGGATATATCTGTTGGCTCTATGCCTAATAATCGTTTTATCAAATCGATTGGTTCACTCATGTACTGGCTCCTGTTCCTCCTTTGCCTGTGCCTTTTCGGTACGTTTCAAATTCTTTGCAGTTTGAGCTTTCGTTACAGGTTCATCTTCTGCATTCTCATCTGGTTGAGGTTCTTCCATTTGCTCATAATGCCCACTGGTCTGTAACCTCAGCATTAACTCCTGATCTGTGACTTCCCATGTGCAGCCTGTTTCTTGATTCAAAAACCACATCTTATCACCCTCCAAAAAAATAAAATAGGGCATCCAAAACGGACACCCCGAACGTGTTTCTTCTATTATAATGTGTTCTCATATCATCTACTTTCAATTAAGACTTATTCGCTGTAAGTACAGTGATGGCTTCGGGCTTAATACATTTGGCTCCGAATACTTGCAACCCTTTCACTGCATCCGAAAATTGTTTCTCTGGTCTGAAAGCTTCCACCGAATCCACTTGACCCGCAAACGAAATAGCACTTTTATGACCTGCAATAATTTTGTACTTGGCTCCTGCGGTATTCGGCACATTGTTGGATTTGTAAACGGTCATTCCATCAATATCCCCTACATAACCTGTGCGGATGATATTTGGGTCTTTGGTGAAACGAGCATCTTTCAGTAGCAAGCCATAGTACCATGCAGGAACCACCACAAATCGTTCCGTTTCAGGCACATTATTTTCGTCTAGCAGCACACCTAGATCAATCAGCAAATCATAAGCTGTATCTTTCGTGGGAATTATTGGCGCTGTATCATTGCCAATTGTATTCTCAGCTTTGACCTCTGTGTAGAATCCAGCAAGATACTGATCCCCACATTAGCAAGCCCATACGAAGCTTCTACGATCCCACCATCCAACAGATTCACATTCGCTTGGGCAGCATCTACATCATCCACTTGAAAGTTGAAATACTTCGCTTGATCAACCACCAGTGTTTTTTGCGTAGCATCCAGTTCCTGTGGATTCCCAATTCCAGCTACTTTGTCATAATTGCCAATCGTCACCGCTCCAATCGAATTGATTTTTACTGTGGAGCCTTGACCTTGAATCTCACCTTCATAATCAGTGTTGACCACATTGCCATACACCAAATTCTTCTTCAAACTTTCATTTAAACGTGCGCTCCAAATTGTAGGAATAAAATTTTGTACTGACATATCTAATCACCCTGTCCTTTTCTATTGATTATTATTTGTTTTGTAATGCTTGTTTGACTTGATCCCAATGCTGATTAATCTCGTTTGGCGACATGCCTTTAATCGCTTCTAATGTAAATGTGTTACCTGTTGAACCAGCCGGAGGGGTATATCCTTCCCCTTTAAGCCGTTGCTCAACTTGATGTTGGATAGCCACTTGTAGCGATTGTTCCAACATAGCCAAATTCGCTGTCGTGGCTTCTTCATCGGCACCAATAAAAAAATCCACTAACGGAAGTGGAAGTTTCTTTTCGGATGCAATTTTAATTGCTTGACTGGTTAACCGTTCACGCTGCTTCTCCAGCTTCATATTTTCGACTTCAGCACGTAGCTTCTCGACCTCGATATCTTTCTCATCCTTCGTAGGGAATCTCTTTTTGATTTCAGCATTCAGTAAATCCTCGAGATGATTTGCTTTCCACGTTTCCAGTGATTTAGCGGATCGTTTGTCCACCGTGCTATCGAACCAACTTTTTGCTTCCTTGTTGGATTGGATATATCGCTCTATCCCTTCTACGTTATACGGATTCAAATCCTGAAGATACGCTTGCCATTCCTCATTCGTTTGGTTCTCTTCAATGAACTGCTTCACTTGTTCCAATTTCATTTTCGTTAATCTCCTTTATCGCCCATTCGACTCTGTAGAACCGAACACGCTTATGTATGTATGGAGCCTTTTAATGTCATGCTCAGGACAGCAATGTAACGCTTTAGAAATCACAAAAACGAGGAAAAGGTACAAACATACCCACTCCCCACTTTTACCTATTTTTCATCCTTTGTTTATACGGCTTTTTGACAGCCTAAAGCGTTACATCAAGCCTGTTGTTTGCCTAAACTTCAGAAACGTATATGTATGCTGAAACTGTATAATATTGAGTATCATGCTCAAGACAATCATGTAACGCATTAGAAAACGCAAAAGTGACGAAAAGGTACAAGCATGCCAACTCCTCATTTTTGTCTATTTTTAACCCTTTATTTATAGGGCTTTTCCCACCTCTAAAGCGTTACATCGAGCCGTCTTTTTGTCTGAACTTCCGGACACGTATCCTAATATTTTCTTTTCTCGCTTTACCTTTACACTTCTCACAATATTTCTGTCGATTCGAATTTGCCGAAAATGTTCCTCCACAACGTGTACAGTTCACCCTCGGCTTCACTGTCTTAGGCTCAGTCTCTACATTACGTTCAGACTGATATTCTCGCTCCAGCTTCTCGTCTATTGGCAACACTCCATTTTCAAAATAGGTACAACGGGGCAAAGAATCATCTTGAGCGAAGAATGCACATGAGCCATCCTGTAAGCAGCAATAGTTTGGGATGCCATGCTTCGTTCCGAGATAACAAGCACAGCTATTCTTAACCAACCGCTTGATACTATTTTTATTCTGCATTCGATTTCTCCTTACTCACATCTGTTAATCGTTGCTGCTCCGAATGAAATTTATTGAATTCCAGCTTTGGATTCTCAACAAACGGAAGCAACGTGAGCAACGTCTCCTGAGATACGACTTGCTGCAATTTAACAATCACATCAGCCATCCCAACCAAATCTGTTGGCAAGTTTCTTGTGAATTTTACGGCGATATCCCGGTAATCGTATTGAACGCCTTCTTTAATGTGCAGAAAGGTGAAGAAGTTACGCAGACGTTGCTTGATTGCCTTTTCCATTAAGGCTTCACGCATTGCTACTCGATTCTCTAAATTCAGCAGCTTATTTCGCAGCGCCAAGGAGGACGTATTGCTGGCCCAGTTTTCATTAAAGTTGACCTGATCCATCATGTCGAAGATTTTGCGTTCAATGTTATCCAACTCGTTTTTCACAAAAGAATCGTTAATTTCCTTTGTGAGCCAACTTACCTTTCCTCCGGCCGGAACCTGAATAATGCCCATCTTCTTCATATTCAATAAATCTTCAGCTTCCAGCTTTGCATTCTCAATCACAAGATAGGCGTTGCGATGATCTGCAATTTCATTGACCAAATCGGAATTCAGCGCATTATAGGCATCAAATAAAGAAATCACATCATGGAAGCCACTTTTTCTCTCCGTATTGGCTGGACAGGAGATAAGTGGGACTCTTCCAAAGATGTGATTATGTTTGCCGATATATTTTAATTCAGGTGCTTGGTTCTGCCTACTCCGATTGTGTTTATCACCGTTACCAATTGTATAATGTAGAATTTCATGGTCGGTATACACGTCAAGGTACACTTGCTTATCAAGTCGTCTTGTAAATTTATGTAGTCCTAATAGCACATTTCTTTCTGCTGTTCCGTCCTCCAATACATACGCATTCAAAGGGGATAGCACCGTCGCTGAAAATTGGCCTTCCGAATCAATATAGTTCAATTCGAAGCTTTCACCGAAGATTTCTGATTGTTTCCGAAGCTGTAGATTATGCTCTTTGTCCCAATGACTCATATGTACATCTATGTAATGTATAGCTGTATCCTGATCCGACTTGGACACATAGTTTACTGGCTTACCTAGCAGGTAACCGACTTCATTATCTACGAACTTACGAGGAAAATTGAAAATGAGCTTTTGATTGCTTCGGCTTTCTTGCATCGCATAGTTCTTGAGAATAGCATGCTGACCATTGTAGTAGTCTGAGTATTTCTGTTTGGCTATTGCAGCCGATTGGAGTTCATTTAGACATTCCAAAATAATTTGTTCGGTGATTTGCATCTCATCGAATCCTTTCAAAAATGGGCTATGTAATTGTTGCTTAAATAAATAAAAGAACCACCTTTACTAAGGCAGTTCCTTTTTGAATTAACGTTCACCGTTAGTGATTCATTCCAACCTCATTTACTTGATCCATTAATAATATTGGCTTTATTCGGCAGACATGGCATCCGCTTTTGTTACATGAACCGTACCATATGGATGCTCAGGCGGAGCATAGATGACGTATATTTTAAGCGGGGTATTCCCCGTATTGGTAACATTGTGCCATGTTCCAGCAGGTATCATAATTGCATACCCACCACAGGCCATTGATTGAAAATTCAAATTTTCTTTACTTTCACCCATCTGAACAAGTCCCTGACCTTCTTCAATACGTATGAATTGGTCTGTTGTAGGATGAACTTCTAAACCAATATCATCTCCAACATTAATACTCATCAGGGTTACTTGAAGGTGTTTCCCTGTCCACAAAGCGGTGCGGTAAGTATTATTTTGCTTAGTAGCTTGGTCAATATTTACTACAAATGGTCTTTGTCCATAATCTGTTGATTTATAAGGATACCCGTTCGTGTTGACCCCATTATAATAAATGACCATTCCAATTATTACTCCAACGGCTGTTATTCCAATAGTCGTGCATTGGAGTATGAGTATGCCATTGATATGGATAGCATGAATTACGGTACAATATTCATTCTCCTCTCAGCATTTCATTGTTTATTTTCATTCTATGCACTTGCCTATATAAAGGTTTTAAAAAGGGCAAGAGCCTGAGGCCATAAACGAATGCAACACTAAATGCTAAACAATTGACATCCAACCTTTATGGTTATTGAAGGTAACTGTCCATTTGCTTAACGAGATTGGATCATAATAAAGAATGAGTATCCGGCAGAACCCTCAAAACAACAAACTGCGATCATAAAATTTCAGACTTTTCACAGACTGAATCAATTGAACAGCACCATATAAACTATCTGGCGCGTCATCATATTGGCAGTTTCGATTGTAGTCCTTCACCTGATGATTGTATCTGAGGTTATCCGAATTGAACAGAATATGTCCCTTCTTGATTTCTGGTTCCAAGCTAATAATACGTTCATGCTTCTGCCCTTTTGAATGCACACTTTCTACGGGTGTATGTATATTCGCCTTCCATAGCTCTTCTTCAAACTTTTGCTTCATGTAGCTTTGTGCCTGATTCACTTCAAAACCAAGCTTATCTACAGGATAAAGCTTCAATTTTTCAATTGCGACTTGAAACAAATCATCCGGCAGCATTTTGTAAATATTACCGTCGATCACATACATTTGCTTCGTCCTTCGGTGCTGACCAATAATTGAAATAGCCGAATAGTCGTTTTTCTTCCCTGCCTTAATCGCTGGATCAATATACATGGCAACTTCCATGTCCTCAAATTCAGGCAACCTATCCCAATACATGAGATTCTGAAATATGTATTCATCGGTTGAACGCGGATCATTTTGTAACTCTTTATAAAATGACCTTTCGCCCATCGCTTGCTTCTTGCACATCAAATAATAATAGTCCAAATACTCGCTCCACAGGATTTTCGTACCCTCCAGCATTTCCTCCTCATTCGCCATAAAAAAAGACAAGGCAGTATTGATCCTGTCCTCATCCTGCAAGTTATTATATTGTCGCTCCCACTCTGACCATAGATCATCACGCTCTGAAAATTGAAGCACGGCTGCTTTACGAACACTTCGCACACCAGGGATTTTACCTTTAAGCAGATCGGCCATAATGTCCTCTTCGTTCAAAATGGTTCCACAGATCAAAATATTCGTATCCCTTGTGCCAATAGGTAGTATGACATCTGTAAATGTATTTTTAATTTGTTCTCGTTTGGCTTCGGATCGTGCCGTATCCTCCTTGAGCAAATCATCCATTAGAACCAAGGTAGGACGGTGATGCTTATAGTGAATACCTCTCAAGCTGCCATCTATGCCACGAATCATAATGCAAGAGTCCAGTCCACCTTTACTCTTGAGCCATATTTCATTGTTGTTCCAGCGACTCCCTTTACGGATACCGAAATCTTCAATTAACATCGTATTCGTTTCCAGCTCATCTTTGATCATATCGAGGAAGGGCAATGCAATCTGCTCTGTGGCAGATATAATCAATGTAAACTGTGATTTATCATATAAAGTCGCATACAACGGAAATAAAAAGGAACTGATCGTGGACTTTCCATGCTCCCTTGGGAGGCCGAAAGCCGTAATCAGTCCTGTATGGGCAAGCATATGTCTTAATTCCGTGAATAGCTCTTTGTGAAACTTACCAAATGCTCGATCAAAGTATTTAGGAAAATAGGCTAAAGCGAAAAACTCAATATCCATCTCACCAATAAGCTTGCGGAGTTCGGAGAAAGAGAATGTTCCGATCAATTGTTTCATTTTCGCTGGTTTAAAGTGCTTCTCCATATACTGCTTAAGTAGCTCAGTCTGTCGCTGCTCTTCTTGCTTTATTGTTTCAATAGGTATGGCTCCTTCCTCATATTTACCGTAAAATCATCATAAAAATTTCTGCACCATTTGCTGGCTGTTCTGTTTCTGCATATAGAAGCCCCCCTCCCATCCACGACAAAAAGAGTGGCTCATCACCACTCGATATTTGCTAGAGCTAGCTCCATATCCTGCTGTGTTGTTAAGGTATAAATATTGGTTGTTGCTACGTGATCATGTCCAAGGATTTGCTGAATGGTCGTCAATGGAGTCGTTTTGACCAGCTTATAGCCAAGTGTATGTCTCAGCATATGGGGTGTAACCTTTACATTGACTCGATCCCCGTATTTGTTCAAGATCAAGTTGACTGCATTCCGCTCCAAGGCTCCGCGCTGCCCAATAAACAAGTGTTCCGATTCAACTTGTGGCCTGACTTCGAGATATCGGGTGATGGCTTTACGTACATCCTTATTCATGGGTATCGTTCGGAAGGAGTTCCCTTTACCAAGCACCTTCAATATCCCCTTACGGTCTGTCATTTCGATATCCTTCAACTGGATGCCAACCAATTCGCTTACTCGTATGCCAGTCCCAATCAATAATTCGATCATACAAATGTGCATCCGATTGCCCATACGGTGAATTTCATTCCGCAGCTTCCACAAATCCTTTTCCGCTAACCCTTTGTATTGGCGAACAACCTTGTTCCTGACTGCTTCGATATGTATTTTTTCCTTAATATGGCCTTGTTGGTACATCCACTGAGCAAAAACATTGATACTGGCAATCTTGCGGTTGATGGTCAGTATCGCTTGGTTGGTGCTTTGCAGAACCTTCTTGTATTCTACTCCATCAAGTTCAATACACTTGTCCAGTCCATACTCTGTTTTCCTTTGATACCAGGATATGAACTGCAATACGTCCCGAATGTAGCACGAAACTGTGTTCTCGCTTCGATCCTTGCTCCGCAAATGTGCTTCAAACCCTTGAATATACTCCATATTCTCCCCCACCTTTCGTTTGTGTGTCACATCATACCGTTGATGCGAGGGAAAGTCCACTGATTGCATAACTTATCTTATGCACTGATTCTGGCTACTTTCGGAGCAAATTTAGGGCTAAAACAGGCGTTTATCTATACAAATACTGACGACATAACGTTATGGCTGCGAATCGTCCGGCTCCACATATCCTTCCTCAATCTCTACTAATTCTTCTACAGTCTCATAGTCGGCATCCACCACATCCGCTTCAATCATATCCAAAAATAGCTGTTTCCGTTCCTGTTCTAGTGCCTTCGTATTGACCACAAGTTCACGTCGATCATTCCACTCGTTGGGTGAGCGATTCTTTAAGTAGAAGATCATCGCTGTCGGATTGGGGGGCTGATATCGTTTCACTTTCTCAATGCGCGTCTTCTTTTTTCCATTTTTATCCTCTTCAACTATTGTACGAACCTCCTCGTAGGAATACCCAGTCGCAGTTTTTAAAAGTGAATTTTCCACGTGTGAAATAGGGACAGATTTACTCCATTTGACTAGTTCAGCCAGCATCGGATGCTTATCAATATATTCGTACCAAGTCGTTTTACCTATGTCGAGTTTCCTGATGATGTCCTCTGCATTCATGCCTTCTTCGAACCATTGCTGAATCTCCGCTAATCTAGGATACACATGTGTCTCCCACTTGGTTGGACGTTCCAATGCTTCAGCAAATTTGGGATGTTTTCTACGATAATCACCTAATGTCCAAATATGAATATTTAATCGTTTGGCAATCTCCTCATCCGTTGCTCCTTCACGCACCCAAACGGGAATATCCTTCAGTCTTGGCACAACAAATTGATCATACTTGGTCAATATTTTAGGTTTATTCCTTTTTGGATTGTTACTGTTCTTGCTCATTCTGCTCACCTCCAGCACAAAAAAAGGAACAGCCAACTATTGGTCATTCCCCATATGTATTCTAGCTTACCCTTCCAATTCAGCCTCGTAAAACAATTCAATATCCTCAATTACCTTCTGAATCAGCTCATTGTCCTCCATAGCTTCCTCAGCCCCAAGCACATTTACCTTTTCGGCTTGCATGCCCTTTAGGAATCGAATCACCATATCTACTTTTGCCTTGCCCAATTCAATCACCCTTTCGGTTTAGTCAGCACATGATACCTCTGACCTTACCGACTCAGCAACAACTTCATGATAGTCATACTGCTTACCATCCCGAATCAAATATACGCCGTTATCGCTGCCAACGTTGGCAATGCTTAGCCTTCCCTCTTGCCTTAATAACCTTACCTCCAATACAAAAAGCCTATGTAAAAGGATATACATAGACATCTATATATTTTAATATCTGGCCACTCATGATCACTCTTCGCTGATGAGCATTTAACGCAACAGCCATTCCTTTATCGTCAATGTGGAAGATCCATTTTGAATGAGCGGATCTGAATTTCCAATCTTTATCGCCTCATCAAGTGATGCTGCCTTTATTAAATAGGCTCCTCCCGTTGCATCGCTGAAGGGGCCATACATTTCGAGAAGCTCCTCTTTTTTTAACTTTTCCAGATGGTCATAGTGTCCTTGGACATCATTAGAATCGAACTTGTTTGTTCGGGTTGTCATTAATAAAAAGTAGCCCACTGGTTTCCCCTCCGTATTTTCCTTGTAATAAAAGTCTAGCATTACTGATCCATAAAATGAATATTAATTGATTTATCAAACCAATATATATAACATTTATCTCAATACCTCTGACTTTGCAGACTCAGCAGCAACTTCTTGGTAGCTATATTGCTTACCTTCCCGAATCAAATATACATCGCTATCGCTACCAACGTGGGCAATATATCGCTTCACAATCACATCTACAAATTTGGGATCAAGCTCACTTGTGTAGCAAATCCGTTCCGTATCCTCACAAGCAATCAACGTTGAACCTGAACCACCAAATGGATCAAGCACGATATCGCCTAGCTTGCTCGAATTTTTAATCGGGTAGCTAATTAAGGGAATCGGCTTCATCGTGGGATGATATTCATTGCGAAATGGGCGATCAAATTGCCACAGTGTCGTTTGCTTTCGATCACTATTCCAATAGTGTCCACTTGTCGGCTTCCAACCATATAATACGGGTTCTTGCATCCAGTGATAATCTTGCCTGCCCATTACCATCACTTGCTTAGCCCATATACAGCATTGTGCTAGTTTGAATCCAGCTTCGATAAATGCCTTCCTAAAATTCAAACCTTCACTATCTGCATGGAACACATAAATACTAGCTCCATCATCAGCTACTTCATACATTCGAGTATAGGCAGCCAATAGGAAATCATAAAACTGGTCATTGCCCATTTTATCGTTCTCAATTTTCAATGCATCCTTCGTTTTACCTGTATAGTCCACATTATAAGGTGGATCGGTCACAATAAGCTGAGCCTTCTTACCGTCCATCAATGTTGCGATATCTTTCGGATTAGTCGAGTCACCGCACATGAGCCTATGCTTTCCAAGTAGCCAAATATCACCTTTATGAGTGACCGGATATTCAGGTAACGCTTCTTCTACATTAAAATTATCCTCATCATCGGCTGTATCTTCATGTAATGTATCCAGCAACTTCTCTGCTTCAGACCAATCAAAGCCTGTTAACTCAATATTATATTCTGCTTCTTTCAACTCATCTAATAATGCAGCCAATGCTTCAAACTCCCATTCCCCTGTAATTTTGTTGAGCGCTATGTTCAGGGCTTTCTCTTTTGGACTTATTCACATCGACTATGACACAATCGACTTCATCGTAACCGAGTGCCTTCAACACTTTGGCACGTTGGTGGCCTCCCACGATGGTATAATCGCTATTACAAATAATCGGTTCACAATAACCGAATTCGATTACACTATTCCTGATCTTTTCAAATTCCGGATCACCCGCTTTTAAATCCTTCCTTGGATTATATTCGGCATGTACCAGTTGATCGATCTTCAATTTCATCCATTTCATTTATAAAATTTGCTCCTTTTCTTTAAATCCATAATTCTCAATACTCCTATTTATGTAAGGTATCAGCATTTCTACGTTTTCGAATTTGCTTTCCGATCCAGCTCATTCCCCTTTCCACACTGACTTTTGAAAACTGAATCGTCCAAATCAAGCCACAAAGCATACTTACCGAAGCGAAAGCGCGTAATATTTCTACACTTATTGCTTGTAACATTAATAGCATTTATATTTCTCCTCTCTAAATGAAAAAGGAACCCTAGCTCATAGCCAGAGTTCCCGTGTTATCGTAATTGCAAACCTGCTCATTGTGTCACGTGACACATTTTACTCTTTGTAGGTTCAAGTCCTCAATTCGTGTAGCTTAAAATTTTTCCAATTCCAGTCGGTATTCAACAAGTTTAATTTCAACCTGTAAATCAAAAATTTTAAAATAAGCAGCTTGACTACAAATGAATAAATGTCTTGGGTATGAGGTAAACGTCATTTCTCCATTTCATTCTTTCAAAGTTTAGGCTATATCAATGGACTGACCCCAGTTTCCCCTATATATAGAAAAGTAGGGTCACGTCAATCCATCATGTTCAAAAAATAAAATGAAGACAGCCAACAATGTTGGATGGCTACGGAAAGAAATAATTTGTTTACAAATTTTTGTTGACGGTTTCTTTTGATCTTAACGTTTGTACCCACATAAGGGGAAACTCTCTCACCATCTCGATAAAAACCACTTCGCTACGCTTCGTAAACGGTATTCATCGACCTGCCACCGTTTCCCTCTTGCCTTCGGCAATTCACCCTTTGCGGCTTAATTTTGGTTTGTCTCATTTTTTTACTTTTTTACATTTCATAAAACGGTTGATTTCATTACCTTTTCTATCCTCTGGACAGCAAATCATGGATATATGTTATATATAGCATTACTCCACAATTTGCGGTCCAAGATTAAAAAAATCCTTATATGTACTACCTTTTTGACAGTATCGAAAATAAGAAAAATTTGATTTTTTTGTTACAACCGACTATCCGTTAAATTTGCTAACTAACCAATATCGCTTCCCTTTATAAGGATTGTTGCTTCCATCTTTTAACTTTTTTCGGTTATCTGGAAAACTACCAATCGCATATTTTAATTGATTCGATTGGAGGTAGGATCGTAATTGGCTAATATCCTTTTGTAATCTGCCTCGATAATCCTTGATATCAAATTTTTCAATGACTTGTTTTTGACCCTCTTTGTATATTCTTTTACCGACTATCGTGTCTAAATAGTTACATAATTCTTCTTGCTCAAATAGTTTCTCAATCAACGTGATTTTATTTTTATGTAATAAGTTTGAAATGTACATCATATAGGCATCGCTTTCCTTTTTTCCTCCCGTTTTTTCTCTATATTCATTCGTTTCCCTATTGCGATCCAGCATATCCTTGATCCGATCTCTCGTAGCTACAGCTTGAAGATATTTAACTCTGGACACCGTCTTCTTCGACTTATATTTGCCATCACTTGTTGCGTTGTCTTTAATGATGTAATTAGATTGCCTCGAAAATTTACCCACTAGCTTTTTCCATTCTTCAACTCCACCATGAATAAAAGCGTCTGCTTCATCCAGTTTCATTTGGACTGAATTCAAATAATTATTCAAATTCCTATTGTTTCTATTCAGCAACACCACATGAACCTTATCTTGGTCATTCTTGAATCTCTTTCGGCCAATACACTGCAACATCGTATCCACATCAAATATATCGCACACAATTAATTTAATTTGTTCATCCTTCAAATCAAAACCATTATCAAGCACAGTTGTCGTGAATAGATATTTACAGTCAAACCTATTTTGCTTGACCATGGACTCCACTTGATCATCATCTACATATTTGAGATATTTTTTATTTTTGCTGCTTTTACTACATACGAATAATGAATTGTCATATTTGAGATGAAGCTCATAAGCCTTTTGGATACTGCTTGCAAAATATATAATTTTATCGTCGGCTTTGTTGAATTTGTACTCGATTAGTTTTTCTACAGAATAAAAGTCTGTATAGAAGGATAATGATGCAATTTGATTAAATTTCCTTGGAATCGAGTAAGACCATATCTTATTTTCGGTTCGTTTGAGTTTGCGTCTGTATTGATCCTTTATGTAAGAGAATAGTACATACCCAGTTGCGGACATAAAAATCCTGATTTGAGACTGTAAACTGAGTATGGCATGTAGAGAATCATCCGAGTTGTCATTAAATCCACTGTCCGTAGTAAAGTAATGCGACTCATCACACACAATGTATGTATAGGGAGAAAAATTGTACTCCTCGTCATTGTTTAGCTGGTTCTCAATCGTTTGATATAATTCAACTTTGATTCTTGAGGTATCCTCGATAGCTTCCTTATTCTGATCGTATAAATTCTTCCGATTGACTAATAAAAGTATGTTCACATTTTGCTGATCGGCTAATTCTTCAAGCTTATTTCGGATAAAGAAGGATTTGCCCGATGCCGTGCCACTACTGATTAAAATGATATCTCCATTTTTCCATTCAGCCTCCTCCCCATTTATCTTCTCAGTTACATTTTGCTTTGGCTTATAATCATCAATTCTCATCAAATGCTCCTCACATGATTTCTAACATCTACATTTTAATGATCCGTTGCTTCCCATTCATCAATGGCTATAGATAGTTCTGGTGTTTTCAGATACATGGAAAATAAAACATTCGTCTTATAGTGTCGTGCCTTCGTTATAAACGAGAACCCCTTACTCGTCAGATAATTAAACAGATTAATATCATAACAATAAAAGTAGCTCATTCAGATTCACTCCTGTCATTGTGAAATCACACCTATACATCAGATGTCACCCAAGCGCCCGTGTTAACAGGCGCTATATCATGACAGACCTATGAATCAATTTATTCGATATGGACTATAGCCTTAAAGCTTGATTTCGTGACTTTCTCAATAGTTAAAAATTCAATTGCTGCACCATCAAAATCAAAGAAGGATAACCTTTCATCTCGGCGAATGACCTGATCTCTCGGAATGATACACTTCACTTTCCCCTGCTCATCTACAATATGAACATAGCGGTACTCGACCACCTGAATCTGTAATTTCTTGTCCAATACCTGGTCAGCAACCAACTGCGATTCTTCCTCCGACTTTTTTAAAGTGCTGAAGCCAAGCGGATAATTCCTCAATGTTCGTCTTGTACTTTTCTCGTCCAGCATAGAAGGCGTATTACTAGTTTGTACTACGGTTTCCCGTTCAGCTTCGTATCCAATAAAAAATTGTCCCATAATCTCAAATAATGAATACACACCATCCCGCACATGGAATGGAAACTCCAGATCATCTATTGTAGCCATGCCAGCTTGAACGATAAGCTCCTTGCCTTCTATATTTCGATTCGTAAGCTGGTTCACTCTTCGTACTTCCCTCTTCATTACATTTTCATGCTGCTTTAGATTTTCCAGCAGTCCATCTACAAACAGCCATGCAAAGGAGTACGTTCTGTAGTTTTGATAAGCGATCTCGACAGCAACACTGGCAAGTATCGAAGGATAAGGACAGATCTCTTCACACCGAGTTTTGTATTCCTCTCTTAACCTGGCGTATTCTGCGCTAATTGCTTTGCGGGTATCATTATCCCGTTCCCATTTTTTCAGTTCATTCAATTGCATCAAGCGATAATCGATTGGTTTTTTCTGCTCGTTGTATTCTTTATACAGCGGTTCAATACGAGCTATATGGTTCAGAAACTTCGGCTGGCTAACCTTCCTCATATCCTGTAACAGTTGTCTCGTACTCTCGATGCTGAAAATAGACTGATCCAGTTTGCCATCTTTCATGTTAAACGTTTCATCTATATACTTTTCTGCCACAACACAAAATTGATTAAACGGCGATTTCTTCGAGTACTGATAATCATCCGCTTTGCCACCATTCACAAAACGAAAGAAATACGGCATTTGGATAGCCAGACGATCCAGCACATATGGAATCTCTACTTCCAATCCATTTTTGGTCGCATCAATGATTTGACCTTGGAGAAATTTTAAAACTGAGTTTTCCAAAACGCGCGCTTGAAGGCTCCCTTCCTCCAAAGCCAGATTCTGAAAATACGTATTCACATTCGTACATTTACCCGTTAGATTATGTAGACTTTTTAACTCCATGTTGACGATACTGTCCATATTATTCGGCACAGGTGCAGCTACTTTTTTATCATCTTCGTTGATGATGGTAGGGGCATCGACCACTGCTGAGAGTATAGTAGAATCATTGGTACAAAGAGCCGTATCTCCATCCACATCTCCGAGTCCAAGTCTTGCAAGTGTTAAATCACAACAGTTCAGAACAATCACATTGTCCAAATGACACATATATCGGTTATGTACTTGTACAAAATCTAGCTTACCGACTTCATTAAATATCGTTAACGGTGATCGGAATAGAGCATGCATTCCACGTTTCCAATTCATAAAAGCCTGGTTCTTCTTTAGCACACCTGTAACTGGATATCCGCTGGCATGCTCCATAAATGCAATCGGGTCATTGGTCAAATAAAAGTAACTGCCACGAATCGGAATACGACCTTTCAACATATCCTGTACTTTCAGCATGGCTTGCTTCACGATGAATTTGCGGACGTTTCCGTCATACAGCATTAGTTCGTTCAAATCAATAGCTTGGATGATTTCATTTATAAACTCTTTCTTCTGACCCCGTTCTATTTCATCTTCCTGTTCATCGGGCTCCTCATCTACATCTTTGGGTTCATCGTCTTCTTGGACCAGCATATGTAGGAACGCTTTCGTGTAAGCAATATCTCGAAGCCACTTTCCATGGACGTCATCCTTTTGTCCATGTAATACTCGTTTGATGACATCCATTAGAGGCGTAGCTAATTGAAATAAATCGTTCAGTGTAAGATTCAGCGCATGAATATATTGGTATGTCAGTGGTGTATGGGCGTTCATCTGGTATGCTGGTTTCGCATAATTAGCTACCCAAAAGTGGTTATGATTATGTACTTTAAGTAATGCTTCATATTCCGTTATATTTTCAAACAGACACTTCGGCTTTACTTGTTCCTCACTGTATTGATGCCATGCTTTGAAGCAGGATTTGGTGAGGATGAGATCAATAGGACGACCCAGTTTGTCAATAATCAGCTGTGATTCACCGAAACATCTTTTATTTCTGTGATGCTATTTTCCTTGAACCATTTCATTAGATCGAATCGAATAAAGTTACCTTTGATATATGGAAGTCTTCCCTGAACTGCATTAGGTGAATAGGATAGGTTCAGATGTTGTCCAATACGCTCAGCAAATTGGAAGCTCATTAAACCTTGACCATCGAAAAACTGAACATTCTTATTTTCATACTGTGAATACTCTACTCGCTTAAATCCAATGGACTCTTCATTGATAGCGATGATTGGGATTTCTTCTGTTTGCTCGATGGAATAGCAAGGGTATAATAACTGAACGGGCAGGGAAAGGAATTTCTTCCAGCTTCACACGACGATTTTGTTTATGCCATACATTAAAAGTTTTGAACTCTGATTGATCAGGAACAGACTTTGTTCGACCATTCCACGGGATTGTTTTATTCGGTATACGTTCTAACTTATGTAATTGTTCCTTGGATGGCCTCAATTCTTTCTTCGCTTTGAAATATTCACGTTGCTTCGTCTTTTCATCGAATATCAACTTCTGGTGCTCCAAATCTTCAGCACACTTTTCCACTTTCCATACATCCTCAATGATCGTATCTTTTTCATAATCGGGAATGACGACAATACGAGGGATATAAGGCACTCGCTGTGCTGCTGAACGACTTACACCAAGTGCTGCTTCCCACTTATGGATGTTGGTGAGTGGTGGTATTTTGCCCAGTGTAATGCGTCGATACAGATCAGCAGCATACTTTTCCTGGATAAATTCTGTCCTCTGAGTACGTCCCATCGCAGGTGACTTGATCGAACGGACATATTTCCTTCCATTATAATAGATGCCCTCTAGCAGCATACGTTCAAACAAGGCAAGTTGGGATGGATCATCTTCGTCAATTTGATCAGCCTTGAGCATGAAGAGCACTTCGGTAACATCGGTGAAAGGATCATGTTCTGTTACGACTCGTCTGAGTTGATCGAGATAGATGCTGTTTGATACGGTGATGGTACGAGTGCTGGATTGTGGTGTACAAATTTGATTGCCTACATGAGTGATCTCATTAAAGTGGAACAGTTTGATTTGGTATTGATTTCTTGTTGGAATACTGGACAAATTTTGGCCTCCTGTTTTGTAGTTTGTACGATATGGTTGTGAACGTTCCATTCTGATGCTTCTCGTTTTCTGTAATCAATGGAAACTGATGTTCGTATATAGTGTAAGGAATATACGTTCGTATTGCAAGAGTTAAGTTCATAGAATTGCTTATATGAGGACAAGACTTTAAGGAGAACAAGAAAAACCGAGGGTATATACCCTCGGCCGTTTTGGAAATACAATTAAATTAATCCTGATTCAATTCGGTATAATCTGCGCGAAAATATACTTTGTAATCTGTAGCCTTAAACCCATATGCTTTCAGCATCTTCAGCAATATATTTCGTATGCCGTTTCCGCTCATATGTGTCTCTATATACACTTTATCAAGGATTAACTGAGGTTTCCTTATTCCTTCTTGCTTCGTTGAGATGTACTTATTTTTCTTTCCATTCATACCAGACATATGTTCAAAAGCAAGAAATTTTTCGCTATCTATTGCAAGCAACAATTCAGCAGTTTTTTTAAGCATTTCTTGCCAAGTTTTCACTTCTATTAATTGTTTCTCATTAATTCGAAAAGCAAACGGTCGCTTATGCGTAAAATTCTCATAGAGAGTATGTTCAACGTTAGAATCCACCATGTAATCAGCATAATTGGGGATTTTATTCTTTTCGGTTTCTTCATCTGTATCGTCGTCTTCATTGACTAAATCAATTGCCTCTACACTAAGAGTAGCCACAAATTGATCAATCTGCTGTTCATAATCATGAATAAATACCGCCATATCGTCATACTGCCGTCTAGCAGCAAAGTCTCTTTTAGTGAAAGCGTCGTTTGACCTATGGTTTATACTGTTCATTGTATCATTAAGTACTTCTTTTATAAGCTCCAAGCTCTCAGACAGGTCAATAGCTTTGTTCGGGAATTCTGTTTTTAAGGTATATAGTACTTGATCCAAGTTCAAAAAAGCTCAACTCCTTGAGACAAATTCAATCTATAACTCCAACCCATTCAACAAATCCCGCAACACAACAATCTCTTCCTTGGACAACGTAACACCCATACCCATTTCCTCATTCTAAGGAGCCATTCGGGAATATCCAATTACAAAAAATCTACTTTAAGAAGAGTCATAGTACTACCAGAAGATCTGTCCGTTCTTGAATATTCTTTCAAACAGATATGTGAACCTGTACGATTTTGAACAATCCATGCTTTTGGATCAATATATGTGTATGCATTCATTTGGATATTTGAAGTTAAACTTTCTTTGGCAAATGATTTGTTATGGACAGAAGCACCTAATTTCAAGAAATTAATCTTACCAACAAGACTCTTTGACATTTTAAGATGAGTGATTACACCAAATTTAGAACCAATTACAGCATAATTCCCTAAATGAAAATCTAGTATTCGAAACACGGCTACAAGCTTGGAAACCATAAATTCGTTACCGATTAACTTGATCGTATCAAAATCAAATGGTGCAGACATAGATATGAGCTTGACCATTTGTTCCGGAAGAAGATATTCTTTTGCGAATTGGTTGGCTTCAATTTCAAGTGGTTTTCTAGATGAATCTTGTATGTCGGTTCGCGAGCATTCAAATTGTTGCCCTTTGTGGTTTAACATAAAATGCCCGAGTTCATGGGCCTTTGTAAAATTAATTCGTCCAACATTCTTAATATCCGTATTAACAAGAATAATTATTTTTCCTTCAGCACGAATCAAGCTCCCCATATAATTTGGATCACCGTATTCCATCTCATCATAGATAATATTATAATGTTCAAAAATTTGATTAATTCTCAAAGCAGGTACAGTTGTAATATTGAATTCACGAAATACTTGTTGAGCCTTTTCAGCGGCTATCATTGCTGTGATTTGCCGAGTAACTCAGTAACTCTATTTTTAATTTTGGCTTTTGTTTCAAAATCAATCTCCCCATCTGAACGAGCTGCGATCTCCCAATCTTCTAGGCTATCAGAATTAACTATAGGAAACTTAACAATATTATCTTTAGTTCCGGTTACGCCAAATGCCCCCTGTAGTATGGATTGCATCAGTAATTCACTATCCTGTCTCGATTGCTCAACTGATTTCTCTAATTCGTCAAATAGAGTCATAAATTGGTCTACTTTTTCAACAATCCGTTTTTGTTCGTTTAGAGGAGGCAGTGGGATAAGTAAGCCTTTAATTTGCTCTTGTGAAACATTTTTCATTGAATCACTTGTTCCGGTAGCAATACCTGAGTAATATTTCCGAGCACTAGGGCTAAGGTTAACCAAATTTATATAGGCAGGAATAACTTCATCTGAAAATAACAGCCTTAAAATTTTGTCACTAAGCAATAATCTTTCTGGTGTTTCTTCCACTATAACACTTCTTGCAACTAATTCAGCAGTATTTGCCCTTGAGATTAAAAAATCCCCTGCTTTCACTTCAAGTTTCTCCTTTTCTTTTTTCATTTCTGGTAAATACTTATTTTCGTTTGGATTAAATCTCCCCCAAGTTACAGCACTTATTTTTAGTACTCCCCATTCTGGGTATGTTGCAGAATAATCATGGCACTTTGGGCTCCAACCTGCATCAATACCAAATATAAGCTCTCCCCATCGAACCCATCCCCAACCCTGCGGCAACTCATACGGAGTCTCATCCTCCGTAATCTCAGGCAATGGCTTAAATTTCTTGATTTTCTTTTCTTTAATCAATATCTCTTTCTCAGCCTTAATCTTCTCCAATAATACACTTGCAGGTTCATCGTTCGGGTCTTGTGGTACAAGTTTACCTTGAACGGCTTCTTGGAAGATAGATTGCCGAAGAATAGATAAAAGATTACTGCAATCATCTAGCAAGTTAATATTGTCTTCAATCTTTCTAAACATGAAAACCCTATCTATTATTTTCGAAATAAGAGTATTGGAAATATTATCCTTTCTGTAAATATTCAACTTTTCAAGTGACACATTTTCTATCAAATGTTCATCTAAAGTTTTAAATATTTCAACAACATTATCAGTAATTTCTCTGTTCGGTATTAAAATGTTAATTCTACTAAGATCAGATTTATTAAATCCACCTTGTGCACTTCTTGAATTTTCTCTTAATGGTTTTTGAATTAATGTTGAATGTAAAAGGTAGAACAAGAAGTCCCTAGATATAATATTCTTTTTTATAATTTGAATTTTCGCACATGCAACATTATAAGCACCAGTTTTCCCCGTAAGAATTTTCCCAACTGACGCACCATATCTTCCTAAAAGAATGTCCTCTTGTTTACATAATTTATTCTTTCTATCAATCGGAATATAAGTAGGAGTATCCTCAGAAGTAAAATCCCTTATCTGTAAGAATCTCAAATAACCTTCTCTAGGTTCGTAGATAAATTGACTTTTGGGTGGTTGTGTTCCTCCATTAAGATCAAATAAATCTAAAAAAACATATTCTTTAGATAATCCAGGATTTTGAGATAGTAGTTCAAGAAAAATATCGACACAGTTCTGTACTATAAAGTCTCTCAGGTTTTGATTTGGGTAAACCGATGTTAAATCTGCCATATCACATCAAACCTTCTATCTTTGATATATTACTATTTACTTCATTCAGTTTTAATTTGAGTTCATCAATTATTTCCCTAGGACTTAATAAAACAGCTTCACTCTTTTTGTTTGGATTTTTCAAATCTAAATTATAATTTCGCTTTTTGATATCTTCTATATTAATTTTCCATGAGTAGTCATTTTCAACACGATTTTCCCACCACTGCTTTTCTAGTTCAAACTCTTCATACCTAATTGGCTTAGTCTTCGAATAGTTCTTACCCCCTTCAGGATAGGGATGCTCGAAATACCAGATATCCTCCGTTGGCTTGCCTTTCTCAAAGAACAACAGATTCGTATTAATTCCTGTATATGGAGCAAACACACCATTAGGCAACCTTACAATCGTATGCAGATTAAACTCTTCAAGCAGTTTTTCCTTAATTGCCGTTTTGACACCCTCGCCAAAAAGAAATCCATCAGGCAATACAATCCCTGCACGGCCGCCATCTTTCAATAAATACATGAGCAAAACCATGAATAAGTCTGCTGTCTCTTTTGTCCTAAACTTCTCAGGAAAGTTCGTTTCTATCCCTTCCTCTTCGATACCTCCAAAAGGAGGATTTGTAACAATTACATCTACTTGTTCTATCGGTTTATAATCTCTAACATTTCTAGTTAACGAATTGTCATGCCTGATATTTGGTGTATCAATATCATGCAAGATCAGATTTGTGATCGCAAGCATATGGGGCATAGGCTTCTTCTCAATTCCCATAATCGTTTCCTGCAGCACCTGGTGGTCATCAACGTTCTTGATCTGCCCTGTATTTTTAAAGTGCTCAATCGTACTAGTTAAATATCCTCCTGTTCCACAAGCAAAATCTAACACTTTCTCACCTAGAATTGGGTTGACCATATCAACGACAAATTGTGTTACTGGACGTGGCGTGTAGTATTCTCCTGCATTCCCTGCGTTTTGAAGATCTTTAAGAATACTTTCATAGATATCATTGAATGTATGACGATCTTCCTGCGCGGAAAAGTCAATCTCATTTAACTTGTTGATCACTTGACGCATCAATGTACCTGACTTCATATAGTTATAAGAATCTTCAAATACAGCTTTCACGATAAAAGCCTTCGGATCGCTATATTCATCAAGAACCATTTCTTTCAGCTCTTTAAATAGCTTATTATTAACAAAATCAAGCAACTCATCACCAGTAATACCTTCGTCATTAGCTGCCCAATCGCGCCAACGTAATCCTTCGGGAACAACCTGAATATAATCATCTCTCATTAACTCCCATTCTTCTTCCTTCGCATCAAATACCCTTAGGAATACCATCCATACTAATTGAGAAATACGCTGTGCATCGCCATCGACACCTGCATCTTTGCGCATCGTATCTTGAACTGATTTAATAACTGATGAAACTGACATGAATCATTCTCCTTCTGAGGTTACCTATGCTGTATAAATTTCTTTTTGCAATTCTTTGATCACTGTTAAGTAGCCACTTTTCCCACCAAATATCTTAACAATCTCAATGGGTGAACCATAAGCTTGGAATTCAGGAATCTTTAACACTTCCAAATTTTCTAAATTAGCCAAACCTTCATCCGCATATTTATCCAACAGTGCCTCTAAAACTACTCTTGCGCTTTCGCTATACTTAGCAAAATAGTTCCGTTTCTTCACATTATTTGCCCGTTCTTGGCGAGTCAATGGAGGCATATCAAATGCCACATGACAGATTAGATCAAATGGGTCTAAGTCTTTTCCTACTTCATCCTGCAACTCATCAAGTAAAATACCTTGCGAGTCTAACTCTTTCAATATCGCATCTTTCTTGTCCACATTGTTCCATTTTTGCAGAAAATCATTGAGCGAGTGATATTCATTCTTCACGTTTTTCTTCGTGTAGTCAATCAACGATTCGTTTATCAGTTTACCATCTTTGTCGTAGTAGTAAACCCGATGATTCAATACTTTGACTTCCACATTGTGGACGTAATATTTAGCTGGCCGCTCGTTAATTTCTACGCCATCACCACTAGGTGGATTCCCGTATTCACCACCAGTAAAATCTTCACCTGATGATTCATTGTCCTCACCATTCATAACTGGTTCATCATCTTCAGGAGATATATCTCCTGTCGGCGTCATGATCACAACGGGATCACCATCGAACTCCTTATCAGCAAATAACTTCGTTACATTTCTAAAGTCGATAATAGTAAAATACAATTTCCCATGATCTTCTCTAATTCTCGTACCACGGCCTATGATCTGCTTGAATTCGATCATGCTGCCAATATTAGAATCAAGAATAATCAATTGGCACGTTTGTGCATCCACGCCTGTACTCATCAATTTACTTGTGGTTACTAATACAGGATAAGGTGAGTTAGGATCGATGAAATTGTCTAGTTCTGATTTTCCTTCTTCGCTGTCCCCTGTGATACGCATGACATATTTTGCGTTTTTAGCAACCATATCAGAGTTTTCATTAACTAGCGCTTGCCTCATCCGTTCGGCATGATCAATATCAACACAGAAGAATATCGCTTTTGCCATACGTGAATTATTATTCTTCATATAATCAGAAACCATCTTGGCAACAGTATTCGCTCTTTTTTCAAGAATAAGCTTTCTGTCAAAGTCCTTAATGTTATATTCTCGGTCTTCAATCTCATAACCGTATTTATCCTTCTGTCCTTTAGTAGGACGATAACCTTCAACATCTTTATCGAGTGTAACCCTTACTACCTTGTATGGAGCAAGAAATCCATCTTCTATTCCTTGATTCAAGGAATATGTATAAACAGGATCACCAAAATATGTTAGATTGGAAACATCCTTCGATTCTTTTGGAGTAGCAGTTAAACCAATTTGAGTCGCACTACTAAAATAGCTCAGTATCTCTCTCCAAGAAGAGTCTTCCTTCGCACTCCCTCGATGACACTCATCAATCACAATGAGATCAAAAAAGTCAGGTGAGAATTCTTTATATACATCTTGAAAGTCCTCAGTGCCTGTAATTCCTTGATATAGGGCCAAATAAACCTCATGAGCTTTATCAATTTTCCGATTTTTAATTTTAATCATTTTATCTCCAAAAGGAGCAAAATCATTCGCCATTGTTTGATCAACAAGAATATTACGATCTGCTAAGAATAGAATCCGCTTCTTCTTTTTAGACTTCCAAAGACGATAAATGATTTGAAAGGCAGTATATGTTTTACCAGTCCCCGTTGCCATGACAAGTAAAATTCGATCTTGTCCTTGGCTAATAGCTTCAACCGTTCTGTTAATAGCAATTCGTTGGTAATACCGAGGGCTCTTGGAACCCTGAGCAAAATAATAATCCTGTGTGATTGTTTCTTCAGCTTTTTTGTCAATACCTTTAAATTGCTTATATCGATTCCATAGGTCTTCTGGTGAAGGGAATTGGCTTAGTGAAAGTTCACGCTCAACAGCCCCTGACTGTACAGTTCGATCATGCTCTAAGAAGCCATCACCATTGGAAGAATAGACAAAAGGGATGTCTAATATTTCTCCATAATTCAGGCCTTGCTGCATACCTGATCCGAGCGAATGTTTATTGTCTTTCGCTTCAATAATAGCTATCGGAATATTCATTTTATAATAAAGGATATAATCCGCTCGTTTTCTATCTCCACGTGAAACCATCTTTTTCCGAACGATTACTCTACCATCTGTAAAAGTAACTTCCTCACGTATTTGCTTTTGTAAATCCCACCCTGATTGGATAAGCGCTGGTGTTATATATTTGGAGCATATATCGCGTTCTGACATGTCCTTTTTGTTCATTGATAAGCCCTCCCTCATTGACAAGTTCCTTGAAAGTAGTCCTTCAGACTTATTCCACAGTTCAAACTGGAAATCTCTCTATTCGACAGATTCTTCCACTAGTATACATCAAACTACCGATATCAGTCCTTTATTAAGTGTAATGATCAAAAATTCCTAGTATATATCAGTTTAATTAAAGAATAGTATTATCTTGCTTAACAAAAAACCTCCATATAAAAGGAGGTTCAATAATTCATCTTTACTGTTTAGTTGGAAACACAGTCTCTCGATATATGACTACCACGCACTCCACATGTGTCGAGACAGTAAAAGGGATATATTTCCTTTTATTATATTTTTAGCTTATTATAATAAAAAACCTTCTCCTCGCAACAACCTTAGTTTCAGAAAGACCCTCTCTTCCTCTTAATTCTATCGATCTCATGAGCTATATTTGCACTATTGTTTTCTATGTACCACCAACTGAAATTAAAACGGCATCATGACCTGACCTTTTCAGAGATTCACAGTTGCAAGTAGACTCCTCCCACACCTCTCCCTTCCAAAAATATACATTGTAAATACCGCTTCCAATGGGCCATTCTGTAAACTAAAACTCTCTTTTAACCGATAAATACATATGCTGGGTTGTTTATTAAATATCACCTCTAAACCTTTTACACCCAACAAACCCTGTGATAAATATCTATCTTGACTCACAGTTATCCCATCTGTGACTTCTATAATCTGAAGCAAATTCAAGATGACGTACTTTACTTTGAAACACGTCTAGAAAGGAGACATGAACTCCCTTGAGCGTACTGTCAGAAGCAATCGGATATGAAAGCCTACGCTTTTATGGTCCCTTTCAGCCACAGCACATCGAAAAACTTCAAATAACACGTGCCATCAATGATCATGCCTATTTACATATCAGCGGTGTGCTCTCCGAAGAACAGGGAGCAGCCTGTATCGGTCAAAATATGGAGCAGGAGCCGATTGTGATTCGTCAGTTGGATGATCAGGGACAATCGCTGAGAAGGCTGTTCCATGGGGTTGTTATACAAATGTCCGTAAATTGTGTGCGAGGCGTGTATACGTTTGAGCTGGAGGCCGCTTCCCACTCATACCAGATGGATATTAAGAGTAAAAAACGTTCCTATCAAGATATTCACCGTACTTATGATGATCTGGTCACTGCACTGGTTCGAAAATATCAGTACGGAGATGCCATTGATACCGTAACCAACTATGCCAAATTGGAGACATTTGTTTTACAATATGATGAGACCGATTGGGCGTTTTTAAAGCGTCTCGCCTCTCGCTTTGGCTCCGTACTTGTGCCAGAGATCACCGCAGCCTCGCCCAAGGTTTTCTTCGGGATGCCGGAAGGCAAACAGCACAAAGTGGAACGGGATGTGTTTTACAGGGTACGAAAAACGTTTCATGAGCTGGATGCAGAAAAGCCGGGAGAACAACGTGCTGGCTCTTATGTCACCTATATGATCGAAAGCTTGCAATACTATGCACTGGGCGACCTTATCACGTTACCCATTGGACAAGGCAAAGAGTTGGTCGTCGTTCGGGCAGTGACACGGTTAGAGGATGGCTTACTGCGTACCCGTTATGATCTTCAAGCGGAACAGGATATTCGCTATGCCCGTTATGAAAACGATCAGGCCACCGGGATTTCGCTGACAGGAACGGTGCTGAAGGTACAGCAGGATTTTGTGCAGCTTCAACTGGACATCGACCCGAAGCAAGATCCTGCCAAAGCCTGCTGGTTTCCCGTGGCGACTCGATATGTAGCCGAAGAACATAGCGGTTGGTACGATATGCCTGAGATCGGGGAACAAGTAGAACTGTATCTGCCTACACACCGCGAACAGGATGCCTATGTGACGGATTCGCTCCGACAACAACACCACACAAATGGACAGCCGAATGTGAAGGTTTGGCAACATGTGCAAGGTAGCGGCGTAGAAATGTCTGAGCAAGAATTGACCCTGTCCACCTCGGATGGATTTTCTATTACACTGCACGAGGATACGGGCATCACCATCAACAGTCCGGGGGATGTACAGATTCAGGGTGGTCATGTGAAGCTTGATGCAGGTAAGGAACTGTCGCTTGAAGCTGGAACGGCGCTGTATCTCAAAGGTGGAGCCAGCAGCATGGTGCTCGATGGTGAGACGGATACCAAAGCTCCGGTGATTTATCAGGAAGGTACAGTGAAGGCACCTGTTTTCGTGGCTGACCTCCCACCTGTGCCTGAGCCGCCACTCATGAGCATCAAAGCCTATGAAGCAGCTCAATCAGCAGCTAAGGATTCATCTAGCAGCCAAGCCTCTACCCCTAAAGCAAAAATCACCAGTCCCGCAGAGCTTAAACAGGCGAATGCCTTGATGGGTACAGTGTCCAAGCTATTAGGCTCCATTCCGGTGATGGGAAAAGTGGCTAGTGTGATGCTAAATACGGTTGGTGGACCCGCAGGTAAAGTAGCGGCAACTGTTTTGCAAGCAACTGCATCGATCCCCATTCGGAGCAAAGGAACGCCTACTGTTGGAGGTAGTAGCAAGGGAAGCGAAGTTCATCCGTTGAAATACTTGGCTGGTTTAGCCCTTGAGGGACTGATTAGTCAATATGAGCATGAGCAAGCGAGACAAGCCTATTATAGCAAGTGGATTTTAGGAAAAGCATATACAAGTGCGCGTCATATAGCGCATTCCGGTGGCCCACTGGAACTAGTTCAAAACCTACTGAAAGAGTCAAATGCCAGGGCTCATGCCCAGCAACAAATTCCTACCGATAAAGAAAAATACGATATCTCTAAGGAAAAGGGAAAGCCTAAAGCAGCCTATGACTATAGTAAATATGATAGAATGACGATAGGGCTTGACTGGTATTTTACCCAAGATGGTTATATTACTCGGGAATCAAGCAATGCTACCACGGCCTATAAGAAAGCTGTCCAAAGTGGAGAAATCAAAATAGAACAAGAACCTGTTCATGAGGATTTTAACATAAAACACATGAAAGCAGCTCAACAAGGTTATGATTCTATAACCGGAAAAAAAATAACAGAGGCACAAGCTATAACTATTGTTGTAGGCAGTGTAGTTAATAGTTTTCCAGGCGTTGGAGCTTCAATTGGTGTTAAATTAAATGGGACAAAAATACCTTCTGAGCCGATTAAAGTTCCAGAGGGAAATATTACAAAACCAGTAACAGGGGAAACTACACCTTCTAAACCGAGCGAACCATTCAAAACTGAGGGGACGGGTAAACCTAAATGGTGGCATTCTGGATACGTAGATAACTTGACTAATTCTCAAATGCTTCTTGGAGTTAAACAGTCACCAAAAGGATTATCAACTCTAGGTAGTTCTACTCGTACAGAAGCAATGAGTGCTGGTAAAGCATGGGTAGGCAAGGGTGCCAAAGATATTCTTGATAAAACAACAGGTGAAATTATTGGTTTTTCAAGTGCAGATGGAATGAGGGCTTTTAGAATTCAATTTAAGCCAGGAGAAAATATGATAAGAGCAAATTTTCAAGAAAATATCATGATTAGGACAGAACGTAACTATAATGACTATAATAAGACTTGGGCACCAAAGCAAATTAGAAATGTCCATATCGATATTTTAGATTAGGAGGGCATTTAAATGCTTGTAATAAAGGCTCTAACAAAGATATTTGAGGATTGGGGCGATGATATAGACGATTTTTATATCACTTATCATGTAGATATTGGCCCAAAGGAGATAAATGGAGCATCAGACTTATTTTCGTTTGAATTAATTAGTCCTAGAAGGTTAGAAAGGATGGTAGGTCAAGGTGATATCATTATAGGACGTGGGCATATTATAACAGGTGACTTTAATGAAAAAAAACTTGAAGAAACATTAAGGCATATTATTAATAAGTGTTCAGATGATGATATTAATAAGGCAAATCATAATCTTTCTAAATACTTTCGTTGGGAGATGGACGAGTAGCTAGAGTCTGTAAACGGAGTTTACAAGCCCAACAGCGGGGGCGTACAATAAAACCACCAAACCAACACTTAATCAACTTTCAAAGCTCATTCCTACTTGACTCATGAGTGGGGATGGGCCTTTTTACAAAACAATGACTTGCCATCCCTCCCCATCAGAGTTAACATACACACACTTCAACCACGGGAGGGAAAATGTGCTATGTCAAATTGGCCAGATTGGTTTATCGAAGCATTACGCCAACGTTTTTATGAGTTAGAACTAGCCAGCGAACAACAGACTTCATGTTCATCAGAGGAGAAAAATCTATTCACCAAAATGGATCAATTCAAAATTAACCAAAACGAGGATACTCAACGCCTGTTGTCCGATTGGGAAGAAGCCATAGGCTATCAGCTAAGTCAGCACAAACAGTCCATCTATATGGAAGGAGTAAAAGACGGGATTCGATTGATCCTTCCCGTCATACAGTCGACATTTACTCGTTAGCCTATTGATCACTTTAGTCTATGATTTTTTAGTCCAGTATTTCGTCTATGCTCATTCCACTTTTCAAGGTAAAAACAAAATGCGCTGGTGAGAGAATGGTTATCTTCTCCACCAACGCATTGAATAGGTTATCATCAAATTGTTCCAGTATATCTTGCCGCGAGTTTAAAAGTTGAATAATGTCATCGACTCGTTCCTTAATTTTCGCTTGCTGATCCTCTTCCTCCTCTAATATTCGCATCTGTTGCCGTAGCTCGTTTAGTTCACTGGAAAGTCTGTTCGTTTCTTCATCATATACGCTCTCGTCAATCTGATTCCGTAGCTTGAGATTTACTAATTCCTTCAAGTCGGATTTCAATTGTTGCATCTTTCCTTCAATGTCTAATAACGATTTTTGCTCTACTCTGCTGGAAAGTGCCGATTCAATATTGGCTTTCAGCGTTTTAATCAATCTTTCCTTGTTCTCATACATCCGGTTGAACAATCGCACAAACGCGGAATGTAAAACTTGTTCATCAACCGATTTGGCATCACAGGCTACTTTCCCTTCATTTACATACGTTTTGCATTGCCATACCACTTTTTTAGATGGATTATTGCTGTTCCAGGTTCGGCGTTTGAAAATAGCTCCGCAGCATCCACAATATACTTTGCTACTGAGTGCATATTTACTGGAGTATCTTTTACTCTCTCCCATCACGCTCCCTTTCAGCTTGGCTCTCCGTTCCTTCTCCTTTTGCACCGCTTCAAATATTTCCTTCGAGACAATCGGTTCATGGTTGTCCTCAATTAAATATTGCTGCTCCTGTCCTTTATTCCTTATTCGTTTGTGGGTTAGAAAATCTACCGTTACCGTCTTTTGCTGAAGCAAAGCTCCGTAATATTTCTCATTGGTCAGAATTAAGGTAATGGAGGAATCCCACCAAGTATCGCCACCCGTGACTGTTTTAATTTGGTCTCGCATCAAACCTCTGGCTATCGCCTGATAGCTTTTCCCATCCAAATACTCCTCGTATATGCGCCGTACAATCTCTGCTTCTGGCTCGTTAATGACCAATTCACCATGCTCATCCTTATCATAGCCGAGAAAGCGAGTGGTGTTGCAGAAGACTTTGCCGTTTTGAAAGCCTCGTAATATGCCCCATCGACTATTTTCAGAAATGTTTCGGCTCTCGTCTTGGGCAAGAGAACTCAGAATGGTCAGCAATACTTCACCTGTTGTATCCAGCGTATTAATGTTCTCTCGTTCAAAGAATACAGCCACTCCAAGACTTTTGAGTTCCCGTACATATTTCAATAAATCGAGTGTATTCCTAGCAAATCTCGAAATCGACTTAACCAGAATCAGATCCAGTTTACCGTTTCGGGCATCCTGTATCATGCGGTTAAAGTGCGTTCTATTTTTGGTACTGGTTCCGGTGATCCCTTCATCGGCATAAATATCAGCCATTTCCCATTCCAAGTTGTTTTGAATGTATTGGGTATAGTAATTCACTTGATTCGTATAGCTCTCCTTTTGCTCCTCGGAATCTGTGCTGACTCGGCAATAGGCAGCGACTTTCTTCTTTTGAATAGATTGAATTCCTTCTACGATGTCCATCGTTTTAATGGGAACGATGACAACTTTTTTTGCGGTTGCGGCTTGGGCCATAAGTGTTTCTCCCTTCGATATCTTCTTTATACGGTCACATGGTATAATGCTTGCGGCACATCATCAAGTCCATTTCTGCCCATGTTATAGCTACTTGAAAGACTTTTTATTAAGCTCATCAATCGCTATGAATTCTTCTTCTGTAATTACATTTTGTGATCTCAATTGCTTCAACAAGCTTAGACTAAGTAGATAATCAATAGATTTTCGTTGCATATGTATGTGCTCCTTTGAAATAAAAATGGCTCACCACAAAGGCAAGCCGATAGATATAAAGCTTAGAATAAATTCTTAAGGCTAATGTACTTTTCTATGGTAATACTAGGATCGCTTACTAAGGTGGCAGTCAACACAAGGACTTTGTTGTTCACTCGACTACTGCTTCCGGCTTTCACCGTCACACTATTTCCTGTGCTGGCTGTTATGCTTCCCTTAGTAGGAGTCGAATCATCTTGATTTCGTAGGCTCCACTCCACCGACTGGTCAAACACTTCCACTCCATGATCATAGATATGACTGACGTATGAGGCGCTTTGGCCTGTTTTGAGCATAGGATTACCAGTAATGGCTATCGAATAGATATGCTTTCCTGTTTCGACGACTCTCAATTCAATCGTACTTCGTACTGTTGGGTGATACGTTAATTTCGCGGTGATGCTTGCTTGTCCCAAAGCGATGCCCATAACCTGTCCATGCTGATCTACACTAACCACATTCAAATCACTGGATATATAGGTAATCGCCGGATTCGCTATCTCATTCCCATTATCCGTAGCAGTCACATTCAACGGTATTGTTTCGTTGAGCAGCACATGAGCTATCGTTCCCTGATGAATATGTAATGCGTATGTATGAGCAGTCTCGTACTTCCATCTGTCTGCAATGTTATGTTCCACGTCGTCATAAGCAGTATTTATACTATCTAATGTGCAGCTTAACTGAATGATTCCATTTAGGATGCGATCCATTCCAACTATTTTAAACGGCTGATGGGTGATATAGAATCGTTGATCTAATGTAATGCCACTTGTATCTGCATTGTCTTGTACGGTAACCAAGATGTTGCCCTCTGGCATGGAGATAACCTTACCTGTTTCCGTTGAAAATGTTCTAGCTGCTACCACAGCATCAAACCATTCTACCTGCCCGTTCCAGTTCAAAGCCAGCCGTTGATTACACTTTTTCATTCTGCCTCGACAAGACTGTTCATTTCGATCCACCTGACTGGTAATTAAATAACGTTCATAGCGATAGTCTACAATATCTCCTGTACGTAAAGGTGTTGCTGCACGGATTATCTTTTCATCAGTGTTTTGAATATGATCTGACGCATCCCGAATCAAAGCAAGCTGTCTTACACCGTTTATGTGTACAAGCTCGCCTTTCTCTCGCAGAAAGAAATCCAGCATGAGTTCTAAGCTCCGTGTCACTCCTCCACCTCCAATGTAAAATCCGGCTTGCAGCGATAAAGGTACAACTCCACGTAATCACTCCATTCCTTCATGTCCAAAACAATAAAAATATCTTCGCTAATTCGAATATAGCAGTTCGACAGCAATAAGGATTCCAGTGGACAGAAAGCTCGATATGTTGTCTCTAGTATGTAACCATCTTCAAATGAAAAGCTTTTGCGATAAGGTTGTACATCTGCCATCACTGACAGAACAGGTTTGAAATGAGTAACATCTAAAATTTCCAGCTTCGTATCATAGAACATTAATCTGTCCCGACCTTGATTTTAGGTAGAGGAAGAGCAAGTCGAATACTTGCCGGAATGCCTGTTTCATAGCTAGCTGAGCGTTCTCCCTCCTGTTTATTTGTTAGGCCAACCGAATCCCTATTTTTATATAGATACACCGCATAATCGACAATGACATCATTGTATTCCACAGGCAGTGTCGCCACATTACAATAGCCATAAATGTTACTTCTCGCTTTATTCAAATAGTGGGGCAGGATATCATCCTTAGATATGTCTGTTGGTTCCATGCCTAATAACCGTTTAAGTAAAATCAATGAATCACTCATGTGCTGGCTCCTGTTCCTCCTTTACCTGTGCCTTCTCGGTACGCTTCATATTCTTGACAGTTTGAGCTTTCGTTTGGGTTGCTTTTTGCTTAGTCTCATCTTGTTGAGGTTCCTCCACTTGCTCATAATGCCCACTGGCCTGTAACCTCAGCATTAACTCCTGATCCGTTACTTCCCATGTACAGCCTGTTTCCTGATTCAAAAACCACATCCTATCACCCTCCAAAAAATAAAAATAGGGCATCCAAAACGGATACCCCGAACGTGTTTCTTCTATTATAATGTGTTTTCATATGATCCCATTTTCAATTAAGACTTATTGGCTGTGAGTACAGCGAGAGCTTCCGGCTTGATACATTTAGCACCGAATACCTGTAGACCTTTCACCGCATCTGAAAATTGTTTCTCTGGTCTGAACGCCTCCACCGAATCCACTTGTCCGGCAAACGAAATCGTACTCTTATGACCTGCAATAATTTTATACTTGGCTCCTGCTGTGTTCGGCACATTGTTTGATTTATAAACGGTCATGCCATCAATATCTCCGACATAACCCGTGCGGATAATATTCGAATCTTTGGTAAAACGAGCATCCTTCAAAAGCAAGCCATAGTACCATGCAGGAACTACCACAAAACGCTCGCTTTCAGGCACATTGTTCTCATCCAATAGTACGCCTAAATCAATCAGCAAATCATAGGCTGTATCTTTCGTGGGAATTATCGGCGTTGCATCGTTACCCATCGTATTCTCAGCTTTTACCTCTGTGTAAAATCCAGCAAGATACTGATCCACCACATTGGCTAGTCCATAGGAAGCTTCCACGATCCCACCATCTAATAAGTTGACATTCGCTTGAGCAGCATCTACATCATCGACTTGGAAGTTGAAATATTTGGCCTGATCAATCACCAACGTCTTTTGCGTAGCATCCAGTTCCTGCGGATTCGCGATTCCAGCTACCTTGTCATAATTTCCAATCGTCACCGCTCCAATCGAATTGATTTTTACTGTGGAGCCTTGACCTTGAATCTCACCTTCATAATCGGTGTTGACCACATTACCGTACACCAAATTTTTCTTCAAACTTTCATTTAAACGTGCGCTCCAAATCGTAGGAATAAAATGTTGTACTGTCATATTCTAATCACCCTGTCCTTTTCTATTGATTATTGTTTGTTTTGTAATGCTTGTTTGACTTGATCCCAATGCTGATTAATCTCGTTGGGGGACATTCCTTTAATCGCATCCAATGTAAATGTGCTACCTGTTGAATTCGCAGGAGGTGTATACCCATCCCCTTTGAGCCGTTGTTCGACCTGCTGTTGGATAGCCATTTGCAGCGATTGTTCCAACATAGCCAAATTCGCTGTCGTCGCTTCTTCATCTGCACCAATAAAAAAATCCACTAACGGGAGTGGAAGTTTCTTTTCGGATGCAATTTTAATCGCTTGGCTGGTTAACCGTTCACGCTGCTTCTCTAGCTTCATATTTTCCACTTCGGCTCGTAGCTTCTCGACTTCAATTTCTTTTTCATCCTTAGCCGGGAATCGCTTCTTGATCTCAACATCCACTGCACTTTCCAGATGATTAGCCTTCCATGTTTCCAGCGATTTAGCGGATCGTTTGTCCACCGTGCTATCGAACCAACTTTTTGCTTGCTGATTAGATTGAATAAATTGCTCCATCCCTTCTACGCTATACGGATTCAAACCCTGAAGATATGTTTGCCATTCCTCATTGGTTTGGTTTTCCTCAATCAACTGCTTCACTTGTTGTAAATTCATTTTCGTTACTCTCCTTTATTGCCCATTCGACTCACAGAACCGAACACGCTTATGTATGTATTGAATTAAGCCGTTTAATGTCATGCTCAGGACAGCAATGTAACGCTTTAGAAATCACAAAAACTAGGAAAAGGTACAAACATACCAACACCCCACTTTTGCCTATTTTTAACCCTTTGCTTATAGGGATTTTTCCACCTCTAAAGCGTTACACCGAGCCGTCTTTTTGTCTGAACTTCCGAACACGTATCCTAATATTTTCTTTTCTCACCTTACCTCTACACTTCTCACAACATTTCTGCCGATTCGAATTTGCCGAAAATGTTCCTCCACAACGTGTACAGTTCACCCTCGGCTTCGCTGTCTTAGGCTCAGTCTCTACATTACGTTCAGACTTATACTCTTGATCCAGCTTCTCATCCATTGGCAACACTCCATTTTCAAAATAGGTACAACGGGGTAGACCATCATCTTGAGCGAAAAATACACATGGACTATCCTGTAAACAGCAGTAGTTTGAGATACCGTGTTTCGCTCCGAGATAGCATGCACAATTATTTTTAACCAACCGCTTGATGCTATTTTTATTCTGCATTTGATGCCTCCTTATCCGTAGCAATTAATCGTTGCTGCTCCCCATGAAATTTATTGAATTCCAGCTTCGGATTCTCCACGAATGGAAGCAACGTCAGCAATGTTTCCTGTGAGACCACTTGCTGCAATTTAACAATCACATCAGCCATCCCAACCAAATCTGTTGGCAAGTTACGAGTAAACTTCACGGCGATATCACGGTAATCATATTGAACGCCTTCTTTAATGTGCAGGAACGTGAAGAAATTTCGTAACCGCTGCTTGATTGCCTTTTCCATTAAGGCTTCACGCATTGCCACTCGATTCTCCAAATTCAGCAGCTTATTTCGCAGCGCTAGGGAAGACGTATTACTAGCCCAGTTTTCATTAAAATTAACCTGATCCATCATGTCGAAAATTTTGCGTTCAATGTTATTCAACTCATTTTTCACAAAAGAATCGTTAATCTCCTTCGTAAGCCAGCTTACCTTTCCTCCAGCCGGAACTTGAATAATGCCCATCTTCTTCATATTCAATAAATCGTCAGCTTCCAACTTGGCATTCTCAATCACAAGATAGGCATTGCGATGATCTGCGATTTCATTGACCAAATCAGAATTCAATGCGTTATAGGCATCAAACAAAGAAATCACATCATGGAAACCACTTTTTCTCTCCGTATTGGCTGAACAGGAGATAAGCGGGACTCTTCCAAAGATGTGATTATGCTTGCCTAGATAGTTCAATTCAGGCGCTTGGTTCTGCTTACTCTGATTAGGTTTATTATCGTTGCCGATTGTATAGTGTAGAATTTCATGGTCGGAATACACGTCCAAATATACTTGCTTATCGAATCGACGGGTAAATTTATGTAAGCCTAGTAATACATTTCGTTCTGCTGTTCCATCTTCCAACACATACGCATTCAATGGAGATAATACCGTAGCTGAAAACTGGCCATCCGAATCAATATAGTTCAACTCAAAGCTCTCACCAAAGATTTCAGATTGTTTCCGAAGCTGTAGATTATGCTCTTTATCCCAATGACTCATATGTACATCTATATTATGTATGGCTTCATCCTGATCTGACTTGGACACATAGTTTACTGGCTTACCGAGCAGATAACCCACTTCGTTATCCACAAACTTACGAGGGAAATTAAAAATGAGCTTTTGATTGCTTCGACTTTCCTGCATCGCATAGTTCTTGAGAATAGCATGCTGACCATTGTAGTAATCTGCATATTTCTGTTTGACCATTGCAGCCAATTGGAGTTCGTTTAGACATTCTATAATGATTTGTTCGGTTATTTGCAAATAAATACTTCCTTTCAAAATGGGCTATGTAATTGTTGCTTAAATAAATAAAAGAACCACCTTTAATAAGGTAGTTCCTTGTTGAATTAACGTTTCCCGTTAGAATTCCTGTAAAACGAATAATTTGCTCTTTGCATAAAAACGAGCGCCTCGGTACGATGGGGTTGCGCACGAGGTCATAGCCTCAAAAAGCCCATCCAGGAGGTCGCTCTACTATGAAGTTTAAAGCCCAGGACAAGCAAAATCAACTCATTGAAAACATTTCCTCATTACATCTAGTTGTAGGCGTAGATATTGCCCAGGAGGCTCACGTAGCTCGTGCGGTTAGCTACCGGGGAGTTGCTCTCGGATCTCCACTCGAGTTTGGCAGCCATGACGAGGGTTTTCAGTTGTTCTGCCGCTGGACTCAAGATCTGCTTAAGTTGTACAAGCTGAACAAAATCATCGTCGGTATGGAACCAACCGGCCACTACTGGCTAAGTCTGGCTCGTTGGCTTTCAGCCAAAGGAATTGAGGCTGTTCTCGTAAATCCTCATCTTGTCAAAAAGAACAAGGAAAACCGAGATAATACCCCATCCAAAAGTGACCGTAAAGATGCACTTGTCATCGCGGATATGGTCAAAAACGGATACTATTCCCCTGTACGCTTTAATCCGGAAGTCTACGAGGAACTTCGGATTCTCATGGCTAATCGCGACACGGTGGCCAAACGGCTTAACAGCGCCGTTAATCAAATTCACCGCTGGGTAGATATTGTGTTTCCAGAACTTCGTCATGTCTTTAAAATCCTTACCTGCACCAGTGCCATTGCCACGTTAAGGCTATTTCCTCTCCCGGAGGAAATTAGCCGGTTAACGACGGAACAAGTCATTGCTGGCTGGAAGCAGTATGTGAAACGTCATGCGGGCTTACAGCGTGCCGAACTGCTTATCTCGCTCGCTAAACGCAGCGTTGGCGCTAAGCAGGCTTTGCACGCCTACAAGCTGCACTTAGGTCAATTGCTCGAAGAATACGACTTGGCAAAGCGCCAGCTTGAGCAAATTGAGAGTGAACTCCAGCTCGTTCTTGAGCGTATTCCTTATGCCAAGAAGATGCTTTCCATTCGAGGGGTAAATGCTACGAGCTTGGCTGGTGTGTTAGGGGAAGCCGGTGATCTAAGTGGTTATGCCCACGGAAATGCCTTGCTTCGCCATGCAGGTCTAAACCTGGCTGAGGCCAGCTCCGGGAAATGGCGTGGGAAAATGGTCCTAAGCAAGCGAGGCCGCCCTCGTCTCCGGCGTTTCCTTTACCTCATGACGATGTGTATGGTTATGACCAATCCGGATATTAGGGCCCTGCACCACCACAATGTCGACGTGAAAAAGCTCAAAAAAATGAAATCTATTATGAAATTATGTGGTAAGGTGGCCCGAATGCTTATTAGCCTGGCCAAGAGCAGCGAAGCTTACAGTTCAGTTAAAGTATTTCCGCAAGCCGCTTAGGCGCGTTATTTCACCAGCTGATGCATTCGCAGGATGGACAAGAAGCACGGAGTATCGGGAGGCATTAAACAAAAGGGCTCGGACCCGTTCCGTTAGAATAACCGACCTCCACCCCTTAGTTAGATGTGACGAAGGAATGAAAGGGCTTGACCCGTTGAGACATGGGAGTGAAAATCGCTAGGGGCGACATGGAGACGTGCAGGATATGGAACAAATTAGGTGATATACCCTCACCTTTATTTCTACATGCCCTTTCAATTGTTCCAAGCTACTAGCTCCTCTGTTTCCTTCTTATCTGACACTTAGCTAAAGGTGAAATCCTGCGAATTCATGAGCCTGAGTGAGAAAACTAAATCATATTGAGGGAGCTTAATCACTTTTCGGTAATTGCTTGCTGGGTAACCTTTTGAAAATATCAAATAAATCCATCGCGGTTTCCTTAAAGACTTCATCTCCACCAGTTCCATTTATAGTAGTATCGAGCCTTGCGTATATGATCAGCAGTAGGCTTCTTGCTTCAGGCTCGTCTAATTGGCTAAGTCTCTCTTTTACCTTCTCAATTTCTAACAATATAAGCAACTCCTTAACTCGGTTCGGCAGGTTGCAGAAATGTCGTAGCTATCGTTTCCCATCTGCTTAATACTACCAAACAAACGCTCCACGACACAATAATCAATTAACATTATAGTTACCCGCTAAACTGCCGTTAGCTTAACGAGATTGGATCAAAATAAAGAATGAGTATCTAGCAGAACCCTCAAAACAACAAACTGCGATCATAAAATTTCAGACTTTTCACAGACTGAATTAACTGAACAGCTCCATATAAACTATCTGGCGCATCGTCGTATGTACAATTTCGATTGTAGTCCTTCACCTGATGATTGTATCTGAGGTTATCTGCATTGAACAGAATATGACCCTTCTTCACTTCCGGTTCCAAGCTCATAATGCGTTCATGCTTTTGACCCTTGGAATGAACACTTTCTACGAGTTTATGTATATTCGCCTTCCATAGCTCTTCTTCAAACTTTTGCTTCATATAGCTTTGTGCCTGATTCACCTCAAAGCCTAGCTTATCTACAGAATAAAGCTTCAATTTTTCAATAGCCACTTGAAATAAATCGTCCGGCAACAGTTTATAAATATTACCGTCGATCACGTACATCTGCTTCGTCTTCCGATGCTGACCAATAATTGAAATAGCCGAATAGTCATTTTTCTTCCCTGCTTTAATCGCTGGATCAATGTACATAGCCATTTCCATATCCTCAAATTCAGGCAACCTGTCCCAATACATGAGATTCTGAAATATGTATTCGTCTGTTGAACGTGGATCGTTTTGTAACTCTTTATAGAAACTCTTTTCACCCATCGCTTGCTTCTTGCACATCAAATAATAATAGTCCAAATACTCGCTCCACAGGATTTCCGTTCCCTTTAGCATTTCCTCCTCATGAGCCATAAAAAAAGACAAGGCAGTATTGATCCTATCTTCGTCTTGTAGATTATTATATTGTCGCTCCCACTCTGACCATAAATCGTCTCGCTCCGAAAACTGAAGCACGGCTGCTTTACGAACACTTCGCACACCTGGGATTTTACCTTTGAGCAGATCGGCCATAATATCTTCTTCATTCAAAATCGTTCCACAGATCAGAATATTCGTATCCCTTGTTCCAATAGGCAGAATGACATCTGTAAACGTATTTTTAATTTGTTCTCGTTTAGCTTCGGATCGTGCTGTATCTTCCTTGAGCAAATCATCCATCAATACCAGCGTAGGACGATGATGCTTATAGTGAATACCTCTCAAGCTACCGTCAATCCCACGAATCATAATACATGAGTCCAGTCCACCTTTACTCTTGAGCCAGATCTCATTATTGTTCCAGCGGCTCCCTTTTCGAATCCCGAAATCCTCAATCAGCATCTGATTTGTTTCTAGCTCATCTTTGATCATATCAAGGAACGGCAATGCAATCTGTTCTGTGGCAGATATAATCAATGTAAACTGTGATTTATCATATAAAGTCGCATACAGCGGAAATAAAAAAGAACTGATCGTCGACTTTCCATGCTCCCTTGGGAGGCCGAAAGCCGTAATCAGTCCTGTATTTGCAAGCATATGTCTTAATTCCGTGAATAGCTCTTTGTGAAACTTGCCGAATGCTCGATCAAAATATTTAGGGAAATAGGCCAAGGCGAAAAATTCAATGTCCATCTCACCGATAAGCTTTCTTAGTTCGGAGAAGCTGAATGTCTCGACCAGTTGTTTCATTTTGGGCGGCTTGAAATGCTTCTCCATATACTGCTTAAGCAGCTCAGCTTGGCGCTCATCTTCTTGCTTTATCGTTTCAATTGTTCTGGCTCCTTTCTCAAATTCACTATAAAATCATCACAAAAATTTCTACGCCCTTTGCTGGCGGCTCCGTTTATCTACATAGAAGCCCCCCTCCATCCACAACAAAAAGAGTGGCTTCTCACCACTCGATATTTGCCAAAGCTTCAGCCATATCCTGCTGTGTTGTTAAGGTATAGATATTGGTGGTCGCTACGTGATCATGCCCAAGGATTTGCTGGATGGTCGTCAATGGAGTCGTTTTTACCAACTTATAGCCAAGTGTATGTCTGAGCATATGGGGTGTGACTTTTACGTTGATCCGATCTCCATATTTGTTCAGGATCAGGTTGATCGCATTTCGTTCCAATGCTCCACGCTGCCCAATAAATAGATATTCTGATTCAACTTGTGGTCTGGCTTCAAGATATCGGGTAATGGCTTTTCGCACATCCTTATTTAATGGAATGGTGCGGAAGGAGTTTCCTTTGCCGAATACCTTCAATAATCCTTTGCGTTCGCTTATTTCAATATCCTTCAGCTTGATGCCAACCAATTCACTTACCCTAATTCCTGTTCCTATCAGTATTTCGATCATACAAACGTGCATGCGATTACCCATACGGTGAATTTCATTTCTCAGCTTCCACAAATCCTTTTCCTCTAACCCTTTGTATTGCCGAACCACCTTGTTCCTGACTGCTTCGATATGTATTTCTTCCTTTATATAGCCTTGTTGATGCATCCACTTTGCAAACACGTTGATACTGGCAATCTTACGATTAATGGTCAGTATCGCTTGGTTAGTGCTTTGCAGATATTTCTTGTATTCTACGCCATCCAGTTCAATCCACTTGTCCAGTCCATATTCCGTCTTGCCCCGATACCAAGCTATGAACTGTAATACGTCCCGAATATAGCAGGAAACCGTATTTTCACTCCGATCCTTGCTCCGTAAATGCGCTTCAAACCCTTGAATATACTTCATTTTCTCCCCCACCTTTTCGCTCGTGTGTCACATCATAGCGTTGATGCGAGGGAAAGTCCACTGATTACATAACTTATCTTATGCACTTAGTTTGGGCAATTTACAGGCTAATTCAGGGCTGAAACTGGCATTTATCTATACAAATACTGACGGCATAACGTTATAGCTGTGAATCATCCGACTCTACGTATCCTTTCTCCATCTCGACCGATTCCTCGATAGCTTCATAATCAGCATCCACTACATCGGCTTCGATCATATCCAAAAATAGCTGCTTCCGTTCCTGTTCCAGTGCCTTCGTATTCACCACCAGCTCACGCCGATCATTCCACTCGTTGGGTGCGCGGTTCTTTAAGTAGAAGATCATCGCTGTCGGATTGGGAGGCTGGTATCGTTTCACTTTCTCAATGCGCGTCTTCTTTTTTCCATTTTTGTCCTCTTCAATAATCGTTTTTATTTCTTCATATTCATACCCTGTAGCAGCTTTCAAAAGTGAATTTTCTACGTGTGAGATAGGGACAGATCTACTCCATTTGACTAGTTCAGCCAGCATCGGATGTTTATCTATATACTCATACCAAGTGGTTTTACCTATATCGAGTTTCCTGATAATGTCCTCCGCAATCACGCCTTCTTCAAACCACTGTTGAATCTCCGCTAACCGAGGATATACATGTGTTTCCCACTTGGTTGGACGTTCCAATGCTTCAGCAAATTTGGGATGTTTTCTACGATAGTCACCTAATGTCCAAATATGAATATTTAATCGCTTCGCAATCTCTTCATCTGTGGCTCCTTCACGTACCCAAACGGGGATATCCCTAAGCCTTGGCACAACAAATTGATCGTACTTGGTCAGTATCTTAGGCTTGTTTCTTTTGGGATTGTTATTGTTCTTGCTCATTAACTCAACTCCATCACGAAAAAAGGAACAGCCAACGATCAGCCATTCCCCATATGTATTCTAGCTTATCCTTCTAACTCAGCCTCGTAAAACAACTCGATATCCTTAATCACCTGCTGAATCAACTCGTTATCCTCTTGAGCCTCCTCAGCCCCTAGCACATTTACCTTTTCGGCTTGCATGCCCTTCAGGAATCGAATCACCATATTCACTTTTGCCTTACCCAATTCCATCATCCTTTCGGTTTAGTTAGCACATGATACCTCTGACCTTGCCGACTCAGCAACAACTTCTTGGTAGCTATACTGCTTACTATCCCGAATCAAATATACGCCGCTATTATCGCCAACGTTGGCAATGCTTAGCTTTCCCTCTGCCTTAATAAAACCTTATCTCCAATACAAAAAGCCTATGCAAGAGGATATGCATAGACGTCTGTATATTTTAATATCCGACCACTCATGATCACTCTTCACTGATGAGCATTTAACGCAACAGCCATTCCTTTATCGTCAATGTGGAAGATCCATTTTGAATGAGCGGATCTGAATTTCCAATCTTTATCGCCTCATCAAGTGATGCTGCCTTTATTAAATAGGCTCCTCCCGTTGCATCGCTAAATGGGCCATACATTTCGAGAAGCTCCTCTTTTTTTAACTTTTCCAGATGGTCATAGTGTCCTTGGATATCATTAGAATCGAACTTGTTTGTTCGGGTAGTCATTAATAAAAAATAGCTCACTGGTTTCCCCTCCGTATTTTTCTTGTAATACAAGTCTAGCATTACTGATCCATAAAATGAATATTAATTAATTTATCAAACCAATATATATATAACATCTATCTCAATATCTCTGACCTTGCCGATTCAGCAACAACTTCTGAATAGCCCATCTTCACTCCATCCCGAATCAAATATACATCACTACCGCTGCCAACGTGGGCAATATACCGCTTTACAATCACATCTACATATTTGGGATCAAGCTCACTCGTATAGCAAATCCGATCCGTTTCCTCGCAAGCAATCAACGTTGAGCCTGAGCCACCAAATGGATCAAATACGATATCACCAAGCTTACTGGAATTTTTAATTGGGTAACTAATTAAGGGAATCGGCTTCATCGTGGGATGATATTCATTCCGGAAGGGACGATCAAATTGCCATAATGTCGTTTGCTTTCGATCACTGTTCCAGTAGTGTCCACTAGTTGGCTTCCAACCGTACAATACGGGTTCATGCATCCAATGATAATCTTGTCTACCCATTACCATCGCTTGCTTTGCCCATATACAACACTGTGCTAGTTTGAACCCAGCTTCAATAAATGCCTTTCTAAAATTCAAACCTTCACTATCTGCATGGAACACATAGATACTAGCTCCGTCATCTGCTACTTCAAACATTTGAGTATAAGCAGCCAATAGGAAATCATAAAACTGGTCGTTATCCATCTTATCGTTTTCAATTTTCAAAGCATCCTTCGTTTTACCTGTGTAGTCGACATTATAAGGTGGATCAGTCACAATGAGTTGTGCCTTCTTGCCATCCATCAACGTTGCAATATCCTGCGGATTAGTCGAGTCTCCACAGATGAGCCTATGCTTACCAAGTAGCCAAATGTCACCTTTACGAGTGATCGGATGTTCAGGCAATGCTTCTTCTAAATCGAAATTATCTTCATCATCCACATTTTCTTCATGTAATATATCCAGCAACTTCTCACACTCGCTCATATCAAATCCAGTTAGAGAAAGATCATAATCAGCTAGTTTTAATTCTTCCAGTTCCTGAGCCAGCAATTCAAAATTCCAATCTGCGTACTCAGCCGTTTTGTTATCCGCTATTCTGAAGGCTTTGACCTGTTCAGGCGTTAAATCATCCACCAGTATCGTTGGAACTTGCTTTAATCCAAGCTTCTTAGCTGCTAACAGACGAGTATGACCTGCTATGATTTCATTGTTACTATCGATTAAAATTGGATTTTTAAATCCATAACTTTGAATACTTGTTGCTACATAATCTACAGCTTTCTCATTATTTCTGGCGTTTTTTATGTATGGTATCAGAATTTCTACGTTTACGAATTTGATTTCCAATCCACTTGATCCCCCTTTCTATCTTCATTTTTAAAAAGACTGCAATCCAAATCCAGATGCAAAACACAACAACTGCTGTGACAACTCGTGATATTTCTACACTTATTGCTTGTAACATTAATAGCATTCATATTTCTCCTCTCTGAATAAAAAAGGAACCCTAGCTCATAGCCAGAATTCCCGTGTAATCTAATTTATAATTGTAAATCTGCTCATTGTGTCACGTGACACCTTTTACTCTGTGTAGATTCAAGTCCTCAATTCGTGTGGTTTTAAATTTTGCAAATAGCAGCCGGTATTCAACAAGATTAATTTGAATATAAAACATGCAAATTTTATAATAAACAGCCTGACTACAAATGAATAAGTGTCTTAGGTATGAGGTAAACGTCATTTCTCCAGTTCATTCTTTCTAGGTTTAGGCTATATCAATGGACTGACCCCAGTTTCCCCTATATATAGAAAAGTAGGGTCACGTCAACTATCATGTTCAAAAAATAAAATGAAGACAGCCAACTATTGTTGGATGGCTACGGAAAGAAATAATTTGTTTACAAATTTTTGTTGACGGTTTCTTTTGATCTTAACGTTTGTACCCACATAAAGGGAAACTCTCTCACCATCTCGATAAAAACCACTTCGCTCCGCTTCGTAAACGGTATTCATCGACCTGCCGCCGTTTCCCCTCTTGCCTTCGGCAATTCACCCTTTTGCGGCTCATTTTGGACACTTTATTTGCAAATTTATCATAAGAGGAAGAAATCTTCCCTTAATATTAGGGAGAAAATCTTCCTTTCCACTCTATGATAGTTTACGATAATGCTCGCTAACTACGTGATCGGTGAATGCATCTTGATCCACCAGCATAAACAACCAATATTGTCGTCCAACTTTTGAGGTTTTTTCAAATAGCAATATATTATGATTCTTTAACTCACTCAAAATGAATTGCTTTCTATTTCCCTTCCAATTATCTCTAAACCACTGATATAGTGCTTTTCCACCTATAGCCTTAGCGGTAAGCTTGATATTCTTTTTGCCCACCATGAGCTTAACCATTTCGATCATTTTCTTAGAACAAGCTTTCTTAAATCGAAGTTCATTATGTAGTTGATGCATATGGACTCGTTCATCCGGTAATCTAAATTCCTGTTGCATCAGTGTTAACCATTCTGTCCGTTTCGAGTACATCACAATATCCACTTCTTCGGTTAAATTTACATTGCGTAGGGATGTTCTATGAATAATTTGCGAGAGATTAGCCAGCACATCTTCTATATATAGTTTTTGTATTCTCTCATCTGTAAACCAGTTCCCTTTATTTCGATTCTCATTTAAGGATATATCAATATCTACATCATACATGGCTACGGCAATTTCCCGATAATGCCTAGGAGGGCGAATGGGAATACCAAATAAGGCCATCGCATTAAAGCTAGAAAAATCATTATTACCTACCACATTGAAAAGATGTTTCCTCATATCATCATCTGACTTCTGCTTGATTGTGAAAAATTGCTTGAGCTGTTCGTCCGTAATTACACCCTCAGCGTGATAAAATACGATATCATCCTGCTTAGGTAATGCAATCATTTTGAAACTTGGACGTTTTTCTTGTAGTTTACTTTGTATCTCCAAGAAATCTCCTGCTATCGCTTCCTTGACTTCTTTTCGTTCACGGTAAGATAATGTTGTGGACGTATTTATATTTTTCCATCGAATATTCAAACGCTCAGCATATCGATGAACATTTGTCATGGGGATCAGTTCAAATCCAGAACGTTCATATATACTTTGGCTGATGTGTGCTGTCCCGTCCAAAATCAGCATATGGGTATGTAACCGACTATAGTCCAGCCACTCTGAGCAAATAATAGCTTGCTTATTCGTTCGTTCTATACATCCAATATGATCCTTTGCATACATCTTCATAAACCACGTATATCTTCTCATATCCTCAAGTTCACCTTTAGCATCAGCCAATTTAGCCAGGATTGTATTGAAGAACCGTTCTCTTTCTGAACCCTCTATAAATCGATTCAATCGTAATGTTGAATGGGAAGTTACATTGTCCTTTAATTCCAAGTTAATCAACTCACTCAGGATATCTCTAGCTTCCTTAAATTCACGATTACTTAAATGAATACGATCTGCCAAATGCTCAAACCAGTCAAATGAATTGTCTTTACTACCAATATCCCAGACACAACTGTCGTAGTAAATTGGCATCTCGTCTATGATCACCAGTCGTTTCCACTTATGTACTTCTTTAAGCTGAGCATTATCTTTCTTATTCTTAACTCGCTGCGGGTAATATAATAAATAATTATTCATGTTCTCATCATCTAACATCAAATCTCGAAGTCTTTGCTGAGGAATACATAAAATTTGATATTTTCTCATAGTATCTATCACTTTATGAATCTCATCAGAATTGACATATGCAATGGCATCTGGTATTTCATGTTGCTTGGCAAATTCAGATACATCCTTATATACATTATTCTTCATCGTGTCGTTATTATTAAACACAAGCAATAACGGATACTTTTCATGTTGATTTGAAGCATTTTTCTCTAATAGGCTCTTGCATAGAACATTTAATGCCGTACTTTTCCCTGTACCTGGAGCAGAATTGACTACCCATGATAAATAAGATTCTTCACGTTCAGTTTCATCCATATTCATTTGAAATCCCTTATGTATAAAACTTGATAATGCATGATATGTCGCCATAAATGCCTCTTCATGGAGACTTTCCATATGCGAACGAGAAATATAAGCTTCCAGATCGCTCCATTGATTCACTGCCAA